AATTTACATTTTTTCCGAAAAAATGGCTCAGAATGGATTACAGAGCGTTTTAGAGGGGGTCTGAGCGATAATTTGAGATTGAATTTTCAATTTCAGCTAAAAATCCAAATGCCAATGTTTTTTCTGCCAATCAAAAATCATCGGTGATGAAAACATCCGTTTTGGCGATCTCTTTAAATCCAAATCGGGATTTCTGCGTTTGGGTCTCTTTGGGTTCAAAAAGTCCTTGCCAGCCATTGGCGATACTGGTGTTGATGATGTCTTCTGGCGAATAACCCCTATCACGGCACTTTGCCAACAGCTTGATAGTCTGGTTAACCGTCATTTTGGATTTGACTGGTTTGTTAATTTCCTTGCGGTACTGCAACCAAGAATGCCAAGTTGATCTTGATAACCAGTTTGGAAGTTCTAGCGAATTTGGGTCAAAAACCTTCGATTTTTTCGTAAGGGAGATTATAGAGGGATCTATTGTAGTAATCTTTGTAGTAATCTCTTGATCTAACGAACTCGATAATGTCGATTCCCCGAACTCGACAATGTCTACTTCGGGAGCTCCACTTTCTCCATCTCGCGAAAATCCCTTTTTTGAATTGGCGAAATTATCCAGAATCTCGTTTAATTTTTCTTCGTCAATCCGGTAATAAGTTTTGTGTTCAAGACGCTTTTCAGTCACGATTAACACACCGATTGAAACTAATTTTTTTATTGCTGTTCGTTGTTCGTCATGTGTCAATCCGGTTTCTTCTTCGAGATCAGCTCGAGTTTTGTAAACCCCTAATTCAGAATTCGCTTTGTCCTGCCAGTAAAATATTTGGGAAAAAAGAATTGCTGAGGTTAATCCGCCAAGCGGTTTGGCTAAATTTGGATAATATGCATGAGGATTACCTATCAGTCGTAATGTAGCGGCACTTTTCACTCAATCACTCCAATTATTAAAATTGTGCAAACAAGTTCATAAAAATATGAAATAACGTGTGATTTCCCTGATGTGGTTGAAAAATGACAAAGAAAGGCTTTAATTCCAAAGAGCGCATCAATATGCGCTTTCTGTTCGATGATTTTTTGTTTTTGCTGTTTTTTGCGGTGATTCATAAACAGATTGGCGTAAACTACTATCTGTCGTTTGAAAATCCCGTAACTGCTGACGTGGATTTTCGTGTCGCCAAAAGGCTTTTTTGAGTTTTTGGTTAAATACCTGTTGTTCCGCTTTTTTCTCTCGAAAACTCAATTGCACGAAGTATTTTCCTTCTTTTGACGTTATCTCTCTTTTGAAGAAAGATGATTTTTTGGGGCATACCTCTCTCCTGAACGCTATATTTTGATTTCTGAATTTCAGACGATAACAACCCTCGTCAAAACGAAGATTTTAAATACGATTTCCACAAATCGATTGAATGTGGATAACGGTGTTATTGAATAAAAAACACAACACAGAATGCCAAAAATCACATTATGTGCTCTGCGAACCACAGAGAGGTAAACCCCAAATTGTGAAAGAGCAAAAGCCGTACAAAAAACAGCTAAAAATTGATTTCTAAATTGTAAACAGAAATTTCACCATGTCAATAATTCGATCTATTTCAATAACTTACGTGAAATTTGAGATTAAAATAAAGTGATCAAAATCAACGACTTACGTGAGCAAAAAAATTTCACTTTTTTAAATTTCAAATTTGCAATCGGAAATAAATTCCTAAAATCTCTTCTACCTCTAGACGCCGGATATTGGATATCTGGCGTTTTTTTACTATCAAATAGAACATCTCAATATTTTCTCTGTAATATCTCTCATTTATCTCACCTAACCGGAATAAACTCATTTTATCTCTTAAAGTTACCAATTAATAACTTATATTGAGACTTATTTTGAGAATAAGTGGCATTTTAAAAACCTTAAAATGATTATGTTATTCTCATATTTTAAATTTAATTATCTCTTATTTTTCTCAATGGTGACTCGTGAAAATATATATCGATGATGGCTCAACAAATATCAAATTATCATGGAGTGAGGAAGGAATTCAGAAACACTTCATTAGCCCAAATAGCTTTAAGCGTGATTGGTCAGTTTCTTTTGGTGACAGCAATAGTTCAAAATTATACCATCAATGGCGAAATGTACTCTTTCGATGCGATAAGTCCTATTGCTGTTACGACAACCAATGTGGGATATCAGTATAGCGATGTGAATGTAATTGCAGTGCATCACGCCTTACTCCAGTCAAAATTACCCCCTCAAGATGTGGAAATCGTCGTCTCTTTGCCGATTGCTGAATATTTCGATACCAAAAATCAGCCGAATTTTGCGAACATACAGAGGAAAAAAGACAATTTTAAAAAATTGGTTGAAGTTAAAGGTGGACAAACTTTTAACATCATAAATGTTGAAGTCATGCCGGAATCCATCCCTGCTGGATTTTCCATAGCAAAAGCGCTTGATGACCTCGACTCGCTTTTGATTGTGGATTTAGGGGGTACAACGCTGGATATAGCGCAAGTGATGGGAAAAATGAGTGGTGTGTCGAAGATATACGGAAACTCTCATCTAGGTGTCTCAATGATGACGCAATCTGTCAAAGAAGCGCTTAGTTTGGCAAAAACCAACGGCAGCAACTACTTGGCGGATGATATTATCATCAACAGTCACGATATGAATTACTTAAAACGCCGTATCAACGATGCAAGCCAAATAAATCAGGTTCTTGCTTCACTCAAGGAATCAAAACATCGACTGATTAATCGTGTACTGGACGCCGTTAATACATTCAGTGGGTATACCCATGTGATGGTGATAGGTGGAGGTGCAGAAATTATTGCTGATGCAATTAAATCCCACTGTGTAACGAGGGAAGACAGATTTTTTAAAAGCGAAAACCCTCAGTTTGATTTGGTCAATGGCATGTTTTCTATAGGGTGATACAGAAATGGACACACGTAGAAAAATTCAATTTTATATCAATCCTGATAGACACGGTGCTGACAAGTACACAGCCGAAGTATTGGAGAATATGCCGCAAGGTGAAAGAGGGAAATTCATGCGCGCGGCGTTTTTATCCGGTGTGGCACTTTTCAAACAAGAGCCTAGATTAATTTATATGCTGAGTGAACTTTTGACAGACAAAACCACACTGGAAGAAATCACGAAAGTGATGGAAACCGTGTTAAAAAACAAAATGTCTAATTTTCATGATGAGCATGTTGAATTGGAGTCATTGAATTCAATCGACGATTTAAGGGTATTTGAAACCCGAAAAAACGCCAAAAATATTTTTGGTAATTTGTGACGATTTGAAATTTTCAGATTAAGCGCCACACTAAACGAGTAGTTAGATTTTTAGCTCAAACATGATTACATCTTTTGCCAACCGTCGGGGTTGGCTTTTTTCTCTGAAATCAAAAATCAAAATTCACCAAACGCATTGTGAGTGACGATAAATTTAAAGCTGTGCGAATTTACGTTTTTTTCGAGAAAACGGCTCATAATGGATTACAGGAGCTTTTAGAGGGTATTCTGACTCTTCTTTCTGTCTTCCTTTAGCACTTCGATGAAGACTTGCTCGAATTCGTCATTTTTGGGGAGGTCCTGTTTGAGGATATACTTGTTGACGAAGAATTCTGGTTCAATACCGAGTCGTCTTGATGCTTCAAATCCGCGTTTGACCCAATCTAGGGGCAAAATGTGTTCGTGGGCTAATTCCTCAGCCCAATGCCAGTCAAACTGTTTAATTTCGTCTTCACGTAGAATGCGAATTGACTTTGCGTCATAGGTCATGAATTACTTAACCGCCTCTTTGAGTCTTTGACCCGCTTTAAAACTCGGTACGTTTGAAGCAGCAATTTTAAGAGTCTCGCCCGTTTTTGGATTGCGTCCATCTCTGGCTGCTCGGGGCTTCACCTGAAAGCTGCCAAAGCCAATAAGCTGTACATCATTTCCCGCTTTCAAAGCCTCTGTCACCGTTTCGATGAAAGCATTAACCGCCTTCTCTGAGTCCTTCTTGCTTAAGCCTGATTTCTCTGCAACTTTGCTGATGAGTTCTGTTTTGTTCATGGTGTGCCTGAATTAGTGGATACGTTAATCCAAGAGATGCTAGTTGTATAGCCTGTATAGTGCAATATCTTGATTAAATTATCTGACAAAAATATATAGATAATACTAACTTGATCAATTTTGCATAATAAAAATCTATAAAGGCGATTGTCTATCTTGCCCGTGATAACATTCAATTTCTCCCCATGGTCGTTTACAACAGCGATCCCCATCAACTGTCCAACAGGCGTCAAGATTTCCTGGTATTTGGTGTGTTTTTTGGGCAGATACAGAATAAGTTAAACATAAACAAATAGCCCCAATAGTTAATTTAGTAACCATGTGTAAACTCCCTTAAAAAATATTACTAATAATAGTAGTAATCGAGATTGAATATTGAAAATTTTTTTGATTAAAATTCCTACGCTCGCCACAGTCTGTGACCGAGCGAAGCGAGTGAGCAGACGAGGAAGCGGAATATCACAATTGCAAAAGAGAAATACGGTCACTCAGTAGTAACATACTTCTCGGTTTAGATGGGAAAAGTTATCCACAGGTGGATTACGGTAAATAAAGGTATTTTATTTATAAGGTAAAAGAAAGGTAAAGACCAAGATTAAGTTATTGATTTTACTTTATATAATAGATGTTATGCGGTTATGTTTTTTACTATAGGCGGATTCGTTTTAATTAGATATTCTTTTTATGCGGTTATGTTTTTTACTATAGGCGGATTCGTTTTAAATACTATTAACAAGCATGAATTTACATTTATTCATGGTGTATTTGTTTAAAATGCAAGCAAAATTTGATGTAAATTTGCTCATCTTTGTTATTTATACAATTATAATCATCTGTTTTGTTAAGAATATATTATTTGATATTTTTTTGGCGGATTTTATTTGACTATATGCGGATTTTATTATAATTAAATCCACATATGAACAATATTCTTAAAGTTACTGCCATCATGGGAACAAAAGTTAAAAAGTCACACCACTTTATAGCTTCGAGGATGAGCCTCTCACCTAGAGAACAAGATTTATTAAGTTTGATTTTTGTTGGCTTAAAACGTGAGGCAGATAAAATTAAATTCGGTAATGAAGACGCTAATGCTATGTCAAAAAGATTTAAATTTTCGACTGGTGAATTAATTGAATTTGTTTAATTTATCTAGACAGGCATTGTACATAACTTTAGATGAAGCAACTAAGCATCTTATTTCACGGTTTGTTGAAATCAAAAATACACAAATGGAATATTTTGAGCGTATATCCTTTTGTAGTTATGCAGAATTTAGGAATGGCGTGCTTACTCTTGATGTTGGAGATGAAGCAATTAAGTATATGCTTGATTATAGCAAAGGTTTTGCAGAGGTTGACTTAAAACTTTTACTTTCATTAAGAGGTGGGTATGAAAAAAGAATCCTTGAACTTGTTAGTAGATTTAAAATTAATGGTTATACAACGACGCTTGGTGAATTTTGTAAGATGGTTGGGTCTGACTATAGAAAATTTAATAAATTCAATGACTTCAAAAAGACAGTTATTCAACGTCCAATTCTTAATATTGTAAAAAAATCAGATGGTATATGGGAATTCGATTCAGACTTACCTTCAGGTTTCTCTATACAAAGAATAGGAAGAAAGTATACCGATACTGATAAAATAATCATAAAGCTAAAATATAAAGTATCAGATAAAAAAGAAACTAACAATATAAACAAAGAAGAACAAGATAGTAAGTTAGTTGAATTTATTGATTATTTAGCCTCTAAGATAGATAAAGGTGAGGCTTCTAAAGCAGAGGCGTTAGCATTTATTTCAATAATGAAGGAAGGGGATAATAATTATACTAATTCCTTTATGATGAAAGCCAAAAAGATAGCAAAAATAGAAGTATAACACTTTACGCCAGTGCTCTAACACTGACGTAAAGCTAACCCTAAACCTAACTGTGATAGGAGTAAGGCTATGAAAAAGTCTACCTTCCGCGTGCTTGTCTGTGAAGCACCGAATCAAATAATCGAGTTATTTGCTCGAACCTCACGCAATTTAACCCTTCGTCAACGCGCCCGAATTCTGAATAGAGTCGGAGGTGCGGCATGAACTCCGATTTAAAATTATTCAGAAGATTAACCAAGCGTGAAAATGAGGTGCTTCATTGGGTAAGTATGGGCAAAACCTATTGAGAAATCTCTGTAATTTTCGAGTGACCGTGCTTTCTGTAACTTCCGGTTATCTTCCGCTTCCTCGCCCGTTCGCTCGCGTTGCTCGGTCACTTGGCTGTGGCGAGCGGGGGCGGTTAAATTTTAAAAAGATTTTTTGGTTTTTTTTAACGCAGGAGACGTTGAGACGGAGCGCAGCTTGCGAGCACCGAACAGCGTCGACGAGGAAGCTGAAGTTAGTTTGTTGCTAATGAGTTGTATGTAGCTCTCTCCAAAACTTCAAGATTAAGAGAGGAGAACTAGATGTTAAGTTTTTGATTTTAAATAATTTTAATTTTTTATATGTTTAACAAGCTACTGAACATATATGTTCAGTATTATCGAACATGTGTTTATAAATAGATGTTCGTTTTTTCATAAAAGGTGTTTGACATTAATAACAACTGTGTTTATAGTTTTACATAAACAGATGTTTAAAATTGTGAACCTATATGTTTATAGATAATGTGGATATGCGGAAAAATAAAGACCTTTTTATTCAATTTTCCGAAAAAAATATTGGTGCTGTTAGAGAGATATTTAAGAAAAATACCGTTTCGGGTGATATTTTTTTATTCTTAACCGAATTTATGAATAAAAATAATGCGGTAGTTTGCTCACATCGTGTTCTTGAAGAAGTTACGGGTAAAAAAAGAACAACTGTAAGTTTAGCTATTAAGTGTTTAAAAGATAACGGATTTATAACCATTCTAAAAATGGGTACAAGTAATGTCTATGTTCTAAATCCTCATGTGGTATGGAGGGCATGGAGAACAAATAAAGCGTATTGCAAATTTGAGGGACCCATTTTACTTTCAAAAAGTGAAAATGAAAAAATTACAAAAGAAATGCTCAGATCAATAAATATTGATGAGTAATCGCTGATAGCAAGAGTTTTCGCCTCTTACTACCAGCTAACCCTAAACCTACCGATGATAGGAGTAAGGCTAATGAAAAAGTCTACCTTCCGCGTGCTCGTCTGTGAAGCACCGAATCAAATTGTTAAATTATCACATTCCATGAGAACGGTGAAGGGTTATCTGAAATAAGATTATTTTTTATATTTATTAATGTATTGCATTAGTTTTAGGTAAATTTTTGTATTCATTTTGATAATAAGAAATGTTTATATTGGAATTTTGTTATCAAATTTGATAACATAATGTTTTGATATCATTTTTTGGAACATATAATTGATTTATGTGATAACAAATGTTAGAGTTAACCGAACAAACGTTATCATGAGTATTAAACATGAATGTTAAGGAATTGAATTTGGAAGAATGGCATTTAGTGCACAAGACAACAGGTGAGTGTATGAGTATAGACATCCTTAAAACTCAGGATGGTGGTTCCTTTAACAAAGTCTTCCTTAATGAATTAGCTTTAATGATTGGTTGTACAGGTAACGGAAGTGAGAAAGTTTTGGGATGGATTTTAAAAAATAAGAATAATCAAAATGAAATACATGGAACTCAAAGAGAGATAGCTAAAGAAGAGTCCGTTGGCGTTGCTACAGTTGCTAGAGTTTTTAAAGCATTAAAAGATAATGGTTACTTAAAACAGAAAAGATCAGGAACCTACCTTTTAAACCCTAGCGTAATTCATTATGGAGGAGTAGGAAATCGTTTAACTATATTACGAATTTGGAATAACTTAATTTAAAAATAGTCGGTACTTGCTGAGATCGTAACTCCCAACAAGCACCTAATCCAACAACCTAACTATCCTAGGAGTCGGACTATGCAAAATAGTACCTTCCGTGTGCGCGTAATTGAAGCGCAAAATCAAATAATCGAGTTATTTGCTCGTGAATCCCGCAATTTAACCTTTCGTCAGCGTACCCGAATTCTGAATAGAGTCGGAGGTGCGGCATGAACTCCGATTTAAAATTATTCAGAAGATTAACCAAGCGTGAAAACGAGGTGCTTCATTGGGTAAGTGTGGGCAAAACCTATTGAGAAATCTCTGTAATTTTCGAGTGACCGTGCTTTCTGTAACTTCCGGTTATCTTCCGCTTCCTCGCCCGTTCGCTCGCGTTGCTCGGTCACTTGGCTGCGGCGAGCGGTGGGCGTTAAATTTTGAAAAGATTTTTTGATTTTTTTTTAAAAGAAAATCGGTTTTTCCTTAACTCAGTCCGCTCACCGCAGGAGACGTTGAGGCGGAGCGCAGCTTGCGAGCACCGAACAGCGGCTACGAGGAAGCGGAAGTTAGTTTGCTACTAATGAGTAGTTTGGGTGTTCCTATATCATAGATATAGAGTGAAATTTAAGTGGATGTTATTTAAGACTTTGATTTTATTTTATTTTTTATGATTTTTGTGTATAAGGATTTTTTTACAGACGTATAAAAATCCTTTATTTTTTGTATAAAAAATTTTTGTACAAAATAGTAAATTTAAATATTAACCAAAATACTAATATTTGCTAATTTGTATAAATTATAATTAAACAGAAAGTAAAATATGAAAACAACCAAGCGCAAATCAAAAATTATCGGTAAAAAGACATATCTTGACCAATCCACCGGTGAATTAGTCGATATGAATGTTGTTCATATGGAGGATACCGATTTCAACTTTGAAAAAATATGGCTTGGGCATATTTTACAAGCATTAGATTGTATGGGAAGTAAAAAAATAAAAGTAGTGACGTGGTTATTGGATAATAAGAACTTTGAAAATACGATAATTGCCACACAAAGAGATATATCTATTAAATGTCAGGTTTCTCTCCCCATAGTTACTGAAACTCTAAAAATATTACAAAAAGGGGATATTTTGAAGATGAAACAAAATGGAGTTTATATGCTAAATCCTAATGTTATTTTTAAAGGAGATAAGAATAAACGGCTAAATATATTACTCATGTACAACAGATTATAATTTTAGCGGTACTTGTAGTGGCTGTCACCACAACAAGCACCTGATCCAAACCCTAAATAGACTAGGAGTGGACTATGCGAAATAGTACGCATATTGCACGCATAATGAAAGCGTGTGACATATCAATCGAGCAGCTTTTGAGCTTTGCTCTCACATCAAAACACCTTACCAATCGTCAGCGTGATTATCTTCGTAGTATCGGAGGTGCAGTATGAAATCTGAAATGATTAAATTCTTTTTGAGTAGCGGTGTTCCCTGTGGGTTTGTTGATAGTGAAGGTGAATTTCAAATGAATCTCACAATGTCAGATTTGCTTCACTCAATGATTTTCTCTGCCGAATTGAAAACGTTGATAGAGAAAGTTCACGCTGAAAAATTGCCGTTTTCTTTGATGTGCAATTTGCCCGCTAATTTCAAGAAAGCACCCACCATTTGGCAATTTCATTTTCTACCGCTTTTTGGTCACTTCTTCTGTCAATTTCGAGTGACCGTGATTTCTGTAACTTCCGGTTATCTTCCGCTTCCTCGCCCGTTCGCTCGCGTTGCTCGGTCACTTGGCTGTGGCGAGCGGTGGGCGTTAATTCTTGAAAAGATTTTTTGGTTTTTTTAAAAGAAAATCGTGTTTTTCCGTAACTCAGTCTGCTCACCGCAAGAGACGTTGAAGCGGAGATTAGTAGGTTGCTATTGAGTCGTCTGAAACTATTTATGGAAAGATTTAAGATAAGAATGGTGGGTTTAGTGTTTTCAAGGCTTAAAGCTAATATTAATACCGCTAGGCGGTATTTAAAATCATTGTGTTGAGTATCTATATTACCGTTGAGAAGTATTTTAGTTACCGTTAGGCAGTATTTTAAAGATTTAAAAGTATCTTAGATACTTAAAAAAAAGTATTTATATATTGCTATTTTATTACTATGATACTTATAAATCGGTATTTAATGGAGAGTTTAATGGCTTCAACGTATATAGATCATATAACTGGAGAGATTTTAACAGAACCTGAATTTGTTAAGGTTTATATACGTGATCTCTGTCGTGTTAAAGGGATAAACGCCACTCAGTATAAAATTTTTAACTTTATGTTATTAAATATGAACTATGAAAACGTTGTTGCTTACGGTTCAAAAACTAAAGCTGCTTTTTTGAAAGCAAACAATCTTAAGTTACAAACTTTCAATAATAATATTAATTTTTTGATTTCTGCTGGTTTAATAGAACGAATTAGCAGAGGTGAATTTAGAGTAAATAAAAAATATGCTGTGAAAGTTGATTGGACAAGAGTTCAGTCGATTGAGTGGACATCAGTTTACAGCAGAAATGGTATATTAGATAAAGTAAAAATTAACCAAGAATAATTTTCGCGCTGACTGAACGGGAGGCAACCCGAACAGCCAGCTAATCCAAAACCTAGCTAAAGTAGGAATCAGACTATGCGAAATAGTACGCATATTGCACGCATAATGAAAGCGTGCGGCATATCAATCGAGCAGCATTTGAGCTTTGCTCTCACATCAAAACACCTTACCAATCGTCAGCGTGATTATCTTCGTAGTATCGGAGGTGCAGTATGAAATCTGAAATGATTAAATTCTTTTTGAGTAGCGGTGTTCCCTGTGGGTTTGTTGATAGTGAAGGCGAATTTCAAATGAATCTCACAATGTCAGATTTGCTTCACTCAATGATTTTCTCTGCCGAATTGAAAACGTTGATAGAGAAAGTTCACGCTGAAAAATTGCCGTTTTCTTTGATGTGCAATTTGCCCGCTAATTTCAAGAAATCGCCCACTGTTTGGCACTTTCATTTTTTACCGCTTTTTTGTAGTGAAAATGGCTACCTAGGCACTTTCTTTCACGCTCACGAATTCCTGTTTTTGTCGCCGATGGAGTATGTCGATGGCATGCAGCCTTATGCGGTCACTACAGAAAAACCTAACAAGCTGTTCACTGATAGAGAGAGGGATGTTCTGTTTTTAGCGTTTCAGCGATTAAGTCTTAAGGAAATTGCGAGACGGCTAGATATCGGAACGAGAACGGTAGGGCATCATTTAAATATTATTTATGAGAAAGCTGACGTGCATTCAGCTTGTCAGCTAAGGGCATTTTGCAAATCGAAAGGCTTTTAGCGCTATATTCCGGTGAATTTGCTTCCTCGTTCGTGTGGTAAAGCCGTTCAGTCTGTTGGAGGTGTAGCATGAAATATACCTACACCCTCAACGGATTTCGTCGAACTAGTCAGGGACGCCCTGATGTGCGTTTCACCTGTTGTCATTGTGGCAAACTTTCCTTAAATCTCGTGAGTTTTTTCTGGCGTGCAAGACTGGATAACCGCCCCTGTGTTTTTCCTGAAGAAGCGTGTATCGAGTTTGTTGAAAAAATTAACCGTAAACAATTCAAGGCGCTTTTTTACCATCCTTCGATGATGAAAGCGTGTTCGAGTGCTTGCTGCCACTGCTCTGATAACCAGCGAGAACAGTCATTACCCAAAGCCAGAGGCAGCATTTTGCGGAGATTGGAACAACAGGCGAATAACCGCATTGAGGGGGCGAAATAATGAAATACTTCAAAGCAACCATTATCACAACCGTTGACCACAAGAACGGCAAAACAACATCGCATATCTATCTTGCATCTGAGACGAAAATTGCCGCCAAGAAATTGGCTTCTCAACATATCTTTGAAACTGACGGCGCAAATTGCTGTTTTTACAAATCGCCGCGATTGGAAGAAATCAGCGTTGAGGAATGCCTCGCTAATACGGAAAAGCAGACGGATATTACCGAAGAGCAGGAAATAGACCAGTTTTGCGCTTTGCTGACGATATTTGGGATTCAGGAAGAGTACGACGAAGGGGAAATTCGAGATGCAGATGAATTGCTCGCCAATCCAGCGGAAGAGCCAGAGCTTTTTGAGCAATATACCGAACTGCGTGAATTGTTGTCTGTGAAAATACAGGAAGCAGACAAGATTATTTCCCTTAATGAAGTTAAAGAAATAGCGATTAATCTTGTAGATGGCGTACAAAAAGAGAGGTTATTCACACAATCAACAGAGTTATCCACTGAATCTGTAGTTATACCTGTGGAAAACTTGGGAGAAGTCGAAAAAAGCGTGACGAATGTCGCACTTGATGAGTTGGTTAATAATTATACAGAAGAAAAAGAGTTAATTAACTCGGTCATCAAAAATATCGAAGACAACTCCATTTTCTCTGCTTTCCCACCCGTTAACGGAAAAATCATGAGCGGCGAGGGTATCGAGCTTGAGATGTTAAACGGCTGTGTTGATGCGTTAAAACCCACAGAAAGTCTGATTGTTCGCCACCTCGCAAATAGCACCTATCATGCGGCAAACGGCTATTCCAGTACGCAAATACGAGAGATTCAGAAAGCAAAAACAATAGCTGTCGTAGATTCAAACAAGGACGCTCCCTACAAAGAGACTAAAAACGGTGCGTTTTTGATTGGTACGGCTGTACATGCCGCTATTCTTGAGCCGGAGCGCTTCCGTGAACAGTACCTTTGTGCGCCAGATGTTGATTTGCGAACCAAAGATGGCAAACAAACCTTGGCGGATTTTGAGGCGCAATCCGTGGCCAAAAATCAAATCGTGCTCAAAAAAGACGACTTTGAGCAAGTTGAAATGATGCGAGATTCTGCACTGGCTTACCCAATGGTTGACGAGCTACTAGAAAACGGCGAACCAGAGGTTTCAATTTTCTATCGTACGGAAAAGGGAACACTCTTGAAAATCCGCCCTGATTTTTTCGGCATATATTCCGACAAACCCTCCTTGTTGGATGTGAAAACAACAGAAGATGTTTTTGATTTTGGTAATTCCGTTAACAAGTATAGCTATCACATACAGGCGGAATTTTACCGTCTGGTTGCCTATTGGGTTTTTGGTCAAGCGATGACTTTCACTTTCTGCGCGATTGGAAAAAAAACAGTTTGCGGGCGTTTTCCGGTGATACTTTGTGAGCCAGACGACGAAGATAGCGAACAGGGCGTATACGAAGTCAACCGTGTGATTGATATGCTAGAAAGCGTCATTGAAACTTATCCGATAGTTAAAATATCCCGTCCTTTCTGGTCAAAACAGGCGGATAGAAAACGCAGAGAAGCGTTGATGTTGGAAGGAGGTGTGGCATGAATACCGAACTGGAAACCATGACCAACGTTTATACCAATCTGCAATCTGTCATCATGCAACAGGGAATCGCCGCCCTGTTACCCGCTCAGGTCACGCCTGAGCAGTTTACCCGAACCGCAGCGACTGCACTGATAGAGAACGCGGAGTTGCAAAAAGCCGATAAACAATCACTTGTACTGGCTTTAACTCGCTGCTCCAAAGACGGACTGATGCCGGACGGCAGAGAGGCAGTGCTAGTTGTTCATGGTTAGGAAATTGAATCGCTTTTAAAGTGAGTAGCAAAAGCCATCCCTTATTGCAAAAAGGAGATGGGGATCGATTTATTGTGTTTAGTGCCAGTTAACATTTCCTCAGAGAGTGTAATTTCTAACCTGATTTCCTTATTTTAGACACATTGATCCTGCGTTTAGCTGCGTAACCATCGCTTTTTCTCCAGGTTATGCAGTCTTTCTGACAACAATTCCGTTGCTTTTTTACCCATTTGCGCCCCGGTGAAAAGCAGCCTGTCGCCACACAGAATACATTTGTACGGATCGGTACGCAGAAATCCTTTCATCAGCACAGAAAAAACCTGGGTTCTCCGGTTTTTTACGTGCCGTCATCTCAAGTGCCTTATACACTTTCGGCAATAGTTTTCCTCGTTTACGATTCGACAAAAAACCAGAGTAACGCACCATTTTAAAATGCCTGGCCGGAATATGGCTTATATAGCGTCTAATCATCTCTTCCTGCGGCAGAGTCTGCTGCCGATGCTGGCCAGTTCGGTGGTCATGGTAGTGATGAACAACGGCACCCCTCGGTAATGCCGCAGTTTTGACGCAGATACCGGTGGGCGTTTAAGGTAGCGACCGAGGTACTTAACACTATGCCATGCCCCTTTCGTTTTTTTAGCAAAGTGCACTTTCCAATAACGTCCGTACTGCGCCCTCAAGTAACGCCGCCAATGTTTTTTGTCACGGATATGGCCAAGACCGGGAAGAAGGCCAGGGTTAATTAAATCATAACTGTGACGCAGTAGTCGGATAACAGCCCCTCGCCAGATTTCTTCGACATCCTTTTTTTTGAAAAACAGCTTTCGCCATACACTATGTTTACTATCCAAACCCCCTCGAGTGACGGAAACATGAACATGCGGATGTTGATTGAGTTGCCGGCCATAAGTATGCAAGGCACAGAAAATACCAATTTCGATACCCTGTTTGCGAGCCAACTGCAGCATAGCTCGAGTGGCTGCCCGAAACAGAGCATTAAGTAGCGGCCAGTTATTGTTAAAAAAAGGCCAAAGGAGATGTGGCATGGTGAAAGTAATGTGTTGCCAGTCGCAGTCGGGTAAAATATGAACCTGCTGTGCTAACCACTGCTCGGTGGCTTTAAAGCCACATGAACTGCAGGCTTTTGACTTACAGCTTTGGCAGAAAAAACGGCTGTGAGAACAATCAGACGAAGCGCAACAATAGCGCCGGACACCCATGGCACAAGTGCCGCAGGCAAGCATGCGCTCCACAGATAAACTCGTCCACGAACTAACGCTATCGCCGTATTTTTCGAGGAATTTATTCCAACCGTCATCAATGGTGAAAAGTAGTTTAGCAGGACGAGGGATATACATCTGACTCAATTACCTTATGGGCATCTTGCCAAAGAAACAGAAATTGTCAGATTCGTCAGCCCAGTTATCGGTGTGTTTATCCCAGGGTTCAAAGGAAACAGGGATTATTCCCAGCTCCGTATAGGTGATGAATTCATCGGCAGGCAGACTTTCAGTTATTCCCCCCTCAGTGTAGTCGTATCCAGCGTCATCGGCTTGGTCTTGGCGTTGTTCAAAACTCCTGATAATCGTGACTAGCGGCGGGTAATACTGCGTGTCGAGAAAAAATTGGGGGCCGAGTCGGACGCAGTGGCGTATGGCTTCTTTTAGGGTGTCATAAAAAAATTCAGGCGGTCTGTCATCATCATTTTCGGGTGGGAGAGAGATCATAAAACGTTTCAGATAAACAGGCGTTGTGGCACGTGAAGTGACGGGCAGCCTGCCTGATTTAACCGGTTTACGCTTTCTGGGAGATTTATTGCGAGCCATCGAGATGAATCCCTGAAAAAAATTAACCTACTGCAGAGTATAAAACAGTACTCAACTCATTAACATCCCCGAAGCAGCACCGCTGCGCCGCTCACGCGTAGCGTGCTACGTTCGCAAACAAAAAGCCGTCTATATGCCGATGGTGGACGGTGTTATCAAACGTGCCCGTCAATCCGGTCAGGTAGCTAATATCATTGCAAAAGTGGTTTATGCTCAAGACGAGTTTGAATATGTGATTGACGAAAATGGCGAGCATTTAACGCATCGTCCGTCGTTTGTTGACGGTGATGAGATAGTGAAAGTCTATGCCTTCGCCAAACTTAATAGTGGTGAACTCGTTGTCGAAGTGATGAGTCGTGCTGACGTGGAAAAAATACGGGATACGGTACAAAGCGCAAAATACGACTCAAGTCCGTGGGTGAAGTGGTTTGATAGAATGGCACTCAAGACAGTGATTCATCGCCTCGCTAGACGGCTTCCTTGCGCTTCTGAGCTATTTTTGATGCTTGAGGTATACGAAGGATGTAAATTCAACAGAAAAACCGCTTAGAATGGCTCCTGCTTCGTTTAAACGGCTATCACTGAGGGATGTTCTGCGCGAACGAAACGAAAAACAGCGTCAAAAAGCAGAAACGGTGATAGAAGCACCAACAGAAACACAACCAGCAACCCATCCAAAACTGGAAGCCGCATTAATTGCCCTCGACGATGCCACCGACGAAAAAAACCTTGCTGAAATCGTTGAGTATTGTACAGTATTGTCCGCCGAGTTGTCTGAGGACGAAAAAATACAACTCAGAGAGAAAATTAAAGTTAGCAAAAAGCGGTTAATTCCAGCCAAAAAAGATAGCGAAGTGTGGATCGCAAGGCTGGCCAACGGCACAGGCGACGCTTGGCGATTTCCAGACGGTGAAATCGTCCACGGATTTTTTGAGGCCGAGAGGAAAGCTAAAGAGATGGGCGTGGTACTTGAAAAGAGAAAACAATACCGATTTAGTCCCAGTCATTGACTTAAATGTTATCACTAACCTATAATGTATTTGCAATGCACTTGCATTATAGGTGAGTAAATGGAAAATTTAACCATTAGAATATCCAAACAAGATAAAGAATTGCTGAAAGATTTTGCAGATTTTAACGGTATTTCTGTTTCAAATCTGTTAAGACAGTCAGCGCTTGAACGTATTGAAAATGAAATTGATATCAAGCTTTATCAGCGCGCAAATAAAATTATGAAAGAAATGACTGATGATGATGTTATTAATCATGATGAGCTAATCTCTGATTTAGGTCTTGATGATGTACACAGTTAAATATCATAAAAATATTGTAAAAACTTTAAAAGGAATCAGTAAATCAGACCAATTATTTATTTTATCTTGGATAAATAAAAACCTAATTAACACCAAAAACCCAAGAATTTATGGAAAATCTTTAAATGGAGAAAAAAAAGGTTTATGGCGTTATCGGGTCGGGAATTATCGAATTGTGGTAAATATTCAAGATAAAGAATTAATTATTCTAATAATAGATATTGGTCACAGAAAAGATATTTATCGTTGAGATTGCAAAACAAACGCTAATGACAGGGATGGATACGCAATCGGTGATGAAATTTACGGGTTTAACTGATTCTGAAATGAGCAACTTGATGGTTAGGAATCTCAATCAATACAGTAAGGCATTAATGGAGGTGTTTTGAACTCAATATTTCTATTAAATTCTGACAGTTTTCTCGTTGATTAACCATGAGAACAGTAATTCGGTTAAATTATCATCTAAAAGCCTAATAATAGGCACACTGCTCCTAGGCTGCGGTTTGTAACCATCGTTTTTTGACCATTTTATCCCGCCTTTCTGACAGTAAAGTGACGGCGTGTATTCCTTTTTCCGCACTCATAAACCGCAATCGGTTTCCACATAAAATACATTGGTACGGGTCAGTATTTAAAAAACCTTTGATAAGGGCCCCAAACCCAGGTTTTTCAGGCACATTAGGAGATATCATGTCTAACGCCTCATACACCTTCGGTAATAAGCACCCGCGTTTGCGATTGGCTAAAAAACCGTAATAACGGATCATCTTAAAATGTCGCGCAGGGATATGACTGACATAACGCCGTATCATTTCTTCTTGGGATAAGGTCTGTCGTCTGTATTGTTGGCTGTGGTGGTCATAGTAATGATGAACCACGGTGCCGCCGCTGTAGTGTTTCAATTGAGAAGCGGAGATAGGGGGACGTTTAAGATAACGGCCCAGATATTTCACATTATGCCAGGCCCCGCGTGTCTTTTTGGCAAAATGTACTTTCCAATAACGTTGAAACTGGGCATTAAGGTAACGGCACCAGGTCTGATAATTGCGAATGTGCCCGAAGCCAGGCAATTTATTGGGTTGTAACTGAAAATAGTTATCCCTAAGGAGTCGAATGACCGCACTGCGCCAGACCTTTTCAACGTCTTTCTTTTTAAAGAAAATCGGTTTCCAGGTGTCATATTGAGTGAGTCCCCCACGCGTGACGGATAAATGAATATGCGGATGTTGATTGAGTTGGCGACCGTAAGTATGCAGCGCACAAAAAATGCCAATTTCGAGGCCTTGGCGCTTGGCGTGTTTGAGTATGGCGCGGGTTGCACAGCGAAAGAGTTGGTTGAGCAAGTACCAGTTATTGTTAAAAAAAGGCCAAAGTAGGTGAGGCATAGTGAGGGTAATATGTTGCCATTCGCAATCCGGCAAAATATGGCGCTGCTGGGCAATCCACTGTTCGGTGCCTTTGAGGCCACACGCACTGCAGGCTTTGGATTTACAGGTTTGACAAAAGAAGCGTGAATGAGAGCATTCAGGTGAAGAACAGCAATAACGGCGAACGCCCATAGCGCAGGTGCTGCAGGCGAGCATCTTTTCGACAGAGAGTAGTTGCCATTGTCACCGATCATGCAAAACTGATCCACTAACGATCATCTAAAACTGATCCACTTGGTATTATTCGCACATTTTTGTACGGATAATTTATGTTAACCAAGGAGATATTTGTGGATATTCATGTTCGCTTTGCACAAGGACAAAGCCTTCGAAAAATTGCCAGTGAGTTGGGTATATCCCGTAACACCGTAAAACATCATTTACAACAACAGACAATGCCAACTTATGCTAAAAGAAGTCAACAACCGACTAAATTATCCCCCTTTAAACCTTATTTGCTTCAGCGAATTGAACTGGCTAAACCTGATTGGATCCCTGCAACAGTCTTATTTGATAAGGTAGTTGAAAACGGCTATCAAGGTGGTATTGCTCAATTACGCCGATTTGTTTGTCAATTTAAACCAAGCATTGTTCCCGAAGTAGTCGTCCGTTTTGAAACACAGCCAGGTCAACAAATGCAAATCGACTTCACCAGCATCCGGCGAGGTAAAAAATCGCTGAAAGCGTTTGTTGCAACGCTAGGCTATTCGCGTGCGAGTTATGTAAAGTTCAAAAAATCAACAAAATCAATATTAATCTGCAAAGCAAAAAACAGGATGATTTGTACGCCAATGCCCTGTCAACGCTGCAATATGCAGGTTACCTAGGACATCAACATGTGAAAGGACAAGAAGGTTTGTTAACAGGCGGTAAAATACAGGTGATGCAAGAAGCATCGGGTAAATCGCTGAAAGATATGACCGCCAATGAGTTTATCAAACTGGTACTGGATGCTTACAACCAAGCGTGGGCAAATTCAGGTTATCGGGTGCAACCAACGCATATTGCGATGGATGCCGCAGATTTCATGCTGGCGATGCAGAAGTTTGATAGCCAAAGCCCCATTGTTGGGACTGATTTACTGCCTGTTTCTGCGATGGACAGGATCATGGCTGCGTTGAGGAAGGCATCGGGTAATGACAGCTTTACGATTACCTTTGTGAAAGTTCCGGCAGGATATGCCAGAGAAATAACCAAAGGCAAAACCCGCTTGGCAATTTACACCTACGACGAAGAGTATGTGGAGATGAAAGTGCATATGCCAGAGTTGTTAGCCGTTCGCCAGCGTGATTTACTGACTTACGAGTGTGGCTATCGTTCCGCCTTTGGTGGGGCAATGTGGAAACAGCCACTATCTGCCGTTTATGCCGATTACAAAACCGCCCCAAAGTCATAGACGGCGGCTTCCCAATCGGAACAACCTTGCCGTCTGATAATTACTTTCCGCAATCACCATCATGAGGGCAAGCCCCTCATTTTTATTTGAATCCTGGAGTCAATGATGAGCTACACAAAAACAAATTGGGAAAATTCACCGTCAACCAAAACCCCATTGAATGCGGAGAATCTCAACAATATTGAAGCGGGGGTATCTGCCCTTCACGAAGCACTGGACGCCGGAACACTTAAGGGTGAAAAGGGAGATAAGGGCGAAAAAGGCACGAAAGGTGATGCAGGGGTTGGCATTAAAAAAATCACCGCTGCCAAACAAGGGAATGTCGTGACGTTGACGATTGAGTTAACGGACGGCACAAAACAAACCCCTTCGTTTGAAGTATAATGTAGCGGATTTTATCCGCTTTTTTTTGGGGGGCTTCATGCAAGAAATGATAAAGAAATTCCGTGATCGTTTTGGCGAACAAACCTTTACCGCCGATGACAACAAATTGTTGCTCTATTTAACCGATGCAGAAAACCGGATGGACAAGAAAGTGTGGGGAGCGATGTATGAGCAAGGCTTGCTGTACCTTACCGCGCATCTGCTTTTTTTGGCGGGCTTCCATGAAAATAGTCCAACCAAGGATTCTCATTCAGCCGATCCGAATGCACTGTTTGGTAGTGAAGGTGTGGGCGATGTCAGTTTCAGCGCCAATTTTTCAGGAACCGAGAATGATTGGTTTAAAACCTCCGCATTTGGTGAGCAATATTTGGTGCTGGAAAGTCGCATAAACAATTACGCCTTGGCAATCGGGATGAACTGGTGATGCTGAAATCAAAATTGCTTGAAAAGCCAAAAAACAATTTGAGGAACTTAACAAACTGAAAGTGGAAGTGGGCGTATTGGAAAATACCAGACCGTACAAAGATTCCGATATTAGCGTGGTGGAAGTGGCAACGATCCACGAATTTGGCACGGAGAAAATCCCGCCTCGCTCATTTTTGCGCGTACCGATTCGTGATCACCAAAAGCAATTATTGAAAAGGTGGTAAAAGAAAAATACCGCTTATTTATTTCAGGTGAAATTAGCGCAAAACATTTCTGGCTTATATCGGTGAATTATCTGTTGGGTGGTCAATTGAGGCATTTGATACGCAGGGTTTTGGGGCGTGGCCTTTGCATGCTGAAAGCACCAAAGCGCAGTTGAAAAAGAAAGGTGTCATTGAAGCAAGGCTATTGCAAGACACGGGCGCATTGAAAAAATCGATAACTTATCAGGTGGTGAAAAAATGAGACTACCCAATATGGCAAGAACCCTCCGCCGATTTTCGCAACCGTTAACTTTCATCACAGAAGTGATTACTACGAAAGATTTTAAGCCGGACTTTGCGGTGACACGAAATCGATTGAAGGCGTAATCAGCAGTTTGCCGGATGAAGCCATTAACAAAGATAGTCTCGATTGGTCATTGAGTATTTCACGGTGCATGTGCAACCGAAGTATGCCGATTTGCTCGGTGTTTACTTGGAGTACAAAGGAAAAATATTCAAATCGATTAACCGCAAAGACTATAGCGACTATGGCTATGTACGCTATGTCTTTGAGGAAGTGAAAGATAGTGAGATGGTAGGAAGGCTCACCCAATGAAAATATATTTCAACGCAGCAATGACGACAGCAATACCAACAGCGAGAATAAGTTTTTTAATCCAATCTAAATCTGTTTTAATGCTTGCCATATCTGACTTAATGCTTTCTGTAGCTACACTTAGATCTTCCTTCGTAACCGTACCTACATTTTGAAATTCAGCAATAACCTCTACGATTTTCTCAGCTTGTTTTTCATCAATTCCTGATTCTTGTAAGGCTTTTATCGCTTTATGGGTGTTCATCGTTATTGTTGCCATCTTTACCTCCAAATTTGGCTTTAGGAATTGCGCTATTTCCTTAATCTTAACGCATTAAGAGGGCGGAATGTCAAATAACACCAATTTACACCACAAAAACTACCAGACACCGATCCAACGACTGGCAATAGTGATTCGAGATACGCTAGAGGTTGCTGAAAACACCATATTTATCGGACGTGAAAATCTGGCGAATCAAGATTTTAATGCGCCTGTTATCAGTATTGAGCAATCTGGCAACAGTGAAGTCAAAGGCTTTAGCGAAACATACCGCCGAAACGTTGAAGTGATGGAATACAGCCAGCACGAGAAAATCCTTTTTGACGTGAATGTTTGGGGCAAGCAAGCCTTGCAACGGGCGCAAATTCTCTTGCGGTTACTTAGAACGCAAAAAGGCTTTGAGCAACAGTGGAAACACACCATTAGCTTATCTGCGCCAACGGGTGTGCGTGATTTGCACTTTGCGACAGGTAGCCAGTATCGAGAGCGCGTGATGTTTTCGATTAACGCCTCTGTCGCGGATTATATCAACGTCTCAACACCCTCAATCAATCATCTTACTTTCCAACTTTCCAACGAAAAAGGTTCACAGTATGAACAATAATCTTGGCATCGATATTGAAAATGTTGTCAATGTGCAGCTACTCAAAGAGCAGCGAGGCGCCAATTACGACAACATCAACCACGTCATCATGATGACATCTGAAACGGGCACGATTTTTGACGGTAAAACGATTTATGCCACCTACAAAAATATCGCCGGCGTGAAAGCCGATTTTGGCATTACCTCGAAAACCTATCAGATGGCAACTGCCTTTTTTGGCACATCCCCCAATCCGATAGGCTCAGGTGGTAGTCTGATTATCGGACATTGGCGCAAAACTGATTTAACGCTGCCCGCGGTGGAATTTGATACGCTGACAGGCTCAGAGATTGACAGCAACGCGTTACTTAAAACGCTGCGTCAAATTGACGACGGCAGTATGAAAATTGGCGAATTGACACTTGAAAACCTGAATTTTGGTGACGCGGTCACGTTCTCTGATGTGATTAATGTTCTCAATGGCTCATTGCCAGCCGGTTATCCGTCTGCTGAAAATCAACCCAACGACAGCAATGTGCCTACCAACGGAAAATCCACCTTTGCATACCTTGACAAGCGTTTGGTGGTGTCAGGAAAAGGATTAGCCAACGCCAGCGAGGGGGGAACAGGTACGTTCATTGGGAATCTGCTAGGGCTGGGTGACAGTGCCGTGTTAACCAAAGCGACACCGCCTCAAACTTTGACCGCCCAATCACCGGATGAGGCAATTACCGATGTGGTAGCCGCGTCTTCGGGTTGTGGGTATTGTTTTATTGATGAGCTGACCAATGACCAAATTTTAAAGCTGGCAAGCTACAGTCAAGCCAACAAGATATTGGGCTATCAAGTCGTTTCACATCCTGACAATCTCACGACAAAAGGCTTGGCATGGCAAGTGAGCAAGAAAGGACAAGAATATTTTCGGCTGCTTTTTTCAAGGCGCAATCAAAAAGCCTTGGCGGTTTCCTATATGGCAAGGGTGCATGTGGTCGATTTCAGCGCTGAAAATAGTGCCATGACGATTCACTTAAAGGAGCTTGCGTGTGAGCCAGAAAGCTATAGCCAAACCGAGGTAGACAGTGCGTCATCCGTGGGTATCGATATTTACACGCTGATTAAAGACCGTCCGGTAGTGATGTGCTCAAATGCCAATGAATTTGTCGATAATGTCTACAACCTGAAAGCGTATGTCAATCAAGTACAGGTTGATACCTTTAATTTAATGAAAGCGACTGCTACCAAAATACCGCAAACGGAAAAAGGGGTGGATTTGCTGGTTGATTGCATCAATCAGGTGGCAGCGCGATTTGTGAGAGCCAGCGTATTTGCTGCCGGAAAATGGACATCACCGGATACCTTCGGCGATGAAGAGCAATTTAAGCGGTCAATTGAGAGTAAAGGGTATTTCACCTATGCCAATCTGTTAGCCGAACAATCACAGGTTGACCGCATAAACCGCAAATCGCCCACTATTCAACAGGCGGTGAAAAATGCGGGGGCATTTCATCGGGCAGACATCATCATTAATTTCAATTACTAGGGGCGAAACATGGCGCAAATTTCCTATGATGTGGATGCAACCACCGTCATTCTAGGCGGTCGAATCTTAAGTGATTTTATCGCAGGTACTACGGTGCAAATCACTTTCCCCAATCCCGATACTAGCCGTTTTAACGGCTCCGGTGGTTCGGTCAGTGTGGCAAAACGAACCGATGCCAAAGTTTCCGAGCTTGAGTTTCATATTTTAAGGGGCAGTGCCGATGATGTCTGGTTATCCTCGCTACAAGGCAGTGGTGAAGTGACGTTGCTCAATGCCTCAGTCAGCACGTTGTACAAGCTCGACGGCAAAGCCAAAACCGAAACCTTCACGTTTACAGGCGGCAGTATCACAGACCAGCCACAATTCACTTTTGCTAATACTGATCACAACGCAGAGATGACCTACAAGCTGCAATTTCGGGATTTCAACCGCTCAATTTAACAGGAAAAAATCATGACAGAACAAGGATTAGGTAGCCTGACCGGGCTATCACAGGATGATATTGTCGATATCACCAAAAACAAAACCTTTAAGGTGCAAGGTAACGAATTTCAGATTGGTAATTTCAATCATCATTTGCGGTTGAAAGCATTGGAAATTGTCGAAGACTTGGGGCAATCAAAACGCATTGCCGCGACACTTTCAAGCCATAGTGATGGCAATCTGAGACAGCTTTTCAACCAAATCACCCACGACGGCATGAGTATTAGCAAATTGCCAACCTTTTTTGATGAGAAACCTGAGCTTTTCATTCCCTTAACGTTAACGGTGTTACACCTCTACGCCGCCCCTTTTTTATCGGCATTAACGGCGAGCTGACCTTTACCCCGCGTTATCCCAATAGCTGGCGACAGTACGTTAGAAAATCCTCACTGAGTGAACACGACAAACTGCTTTTTTCACTGGTGAAGGCGGGTTACGGCTCCGTGGGTGAGCTTCTGGCGTTGCGCGATGATGACATGTTCTTCTATCTGAAAACTGCCGAGCACGCCTTTATCACGGGGGCGATTGAGTGGAAACAGCACGACGAAGCGAAGCAAAAGAGGTGACGGATGAGTGAAGAAAAGTTAAGTCTGGATATTGGAGTGAATGCCAATGCGGGCGTGATTGATACGTTAATCTCTGCGCTTAACGAATTATCCCGGCAATTAGGCGGAGTGACGGGGAAATTCACCACGGTGACCGCAAAAGTTGACCATCTTGGAAACGAGAGTGCCAACACCGCAAAAGACGTGCATAAAGCCAGTGATTCTGTTGATGACCTCGGCAAAAAGGCCAAGAAAACCAAAAGTAAACTCGGCAAATTGGGCGAAAAGCTCAGCGAATTTAAAGGCATTATCACGGGGGCGTTTACCCTGACGGCGATTATGAGCGCGGGTGAGCAAATTAATAGCTTTAACAAAGCGGTTCGACAAACAGGCATTGACGCAAAAAGTTTTCAGGTGTTAAGAGAAGGCGCACAGGAAGTTGGCGTGAGCTTTGACGAATTATCCGATGGGGTAAAAGAATTTCAACGTGCGATTAATAGTGACGGTGATACCGCAAGTCAAGTGTTTAAAAAGCTAGGCGTTGCCTTTAAAGACAGTAACGGCAACATCAGGGATGCCAACGTCTTGTTGCGTGAAACGGGCACCGCCATAAATAACATACAGGATAAAGGCGCCAGAACGGCGCTTGCCGAGCAGGTTGGGCTTTCCTATGAGATGGTTGATGCCATCGGCAAAACCCGTCAAGAGTGGGCAGCACTTGAGAAAAAAGTCGCGGAAGGTCGTGCATTAACCCAAGACGATTTAGAGCAGTCTGAAATTTTTCGGCGCACGTTCGCCAGTGTCTTACTGCAACTGCAACAGATTTCAGAAAAAGTGTTTGCCACGCTTGCGCCGATTTTCAATTTTGTGTTGAAAGGGTTGCAGCCTGTGATTGGTTTTATCGCCCGCGTCGTGGGGGCATTTGCCAAATTAATCACTTTTCTCAACAAAACCACTGACGGCTTTTGGCTGCTGGTTCCGGCAGCGTTGGCGCTGGTGAAAGTATTTCCGCTTATCACGGCAGGGATAAAGGCGATTGGCGCCGCGATTCTTGCTAATCCTGTTTTCTTTGGCGTTACGGTGCTGATTATCGGCATTATCGCCGCCCTTGAAGACCTATACGTCTGGTTGAACGGCGGAAAAAGCGTGATTGGCGAATTCTTGGAAGGTTGGGGAATATTTCCCGATGATGTGCGAAAAATGATTGCTACGGTCATCGGTTATTTTTCTGCCATGTGGGATAAAATCATCAAAGACTTTACCGATTTATCCAATTTCCTGACGGCGTTTTTCAGTGATGATTGGGACACGGTGATTGCCATGCTAAAACAGGCATTTGTGCAGTTTTTTGATGATTTGATTGCGATATTCACCCCACTGGATAACTGGTTTATTGAGAAATTTACCGAAGTCACCACGTGGTTTAAAAAACCTTTGACGACGCCTGTGACGCGGTCACGCAATTTTCACCCAGATGTGGGAAGATATTAAAGCGCCGTTTGTCGCTGCGTGGGATTGGATTAAAGGGATTTTCACTAGCGGTACTACTGAGACTACTGAGGAGATGACCGCTAGTTTACAATCGGTGGGCGAGATTCTGGAAACGATATTCACCGCACCGCTTGAAATCGTTAAAGCGCTTTTTTCCGGCAATTTTGGGGATATCGGTAACATCATCAGCGACAAATTTAAAAAAGTGGCGGATGGTGTGAAGAAAATATTTAGCAGTACGTGGAATGCCATCAAAAGTATTTTAGCGATTCCGATAAAGAACTCGACAAAGCCACCAAAACGTGGAATTCGCCAATGACAGGCTGCAACAAGCCAGTCAAACGATCAATCACATATCAACAAACAGCCAGAAAGTGATCAGCAATTCGGCCTCACAGACCAACAACATCAATGTGAATGTGGCAGGTAGCAACAGGGCAATCGGTCAACCGATTGGCAGGGATGTTCACAATAATATCCCTATGCTGAGCCAAGACCAGCTGGTACGAGGAGGCGCATTTTGAGTTTTCTCTCAAGTCATTTCCAATCACATCTCCAATACGCCCACGCAAAAAATCGGCATCGCGGGATTTACTGCCTATGTCTGGACGGATAAAACCACGCAACGTAGTGCTACCGTCAGCGATATTCCACTGGAAACGGGCGTTGTGATTGCCGATCACATTAACCTTAGCCCTGTGCAAATTTCGATAGGCGGGGTGATTTCCGATTCGTTTTTAAGTTTGCGGAGTGAAAATACCGTCTTTGAGTCTTTCAATCGGCAAATTGGTTTTATTGATAGCTATGTAGGCAATCGGACACAGGCGGTCAGACAAAAAATCAATGACATGAACAGCAAAGCGCAGCAGATCCTGGATTTGAAAGCGCAAGTCGAAAACACGGCGCAAGGAATTTACCACACGGTCACGGGCAGTAAATCGGGTAACGGCATTGCGCAACAGTTTGTCGATACGTTCACGGGCATTTTTGAAAATCGGGAATTGATCAGCGTCGATATGGGCTATCAGGTGCTCGATAACATGGCACTGGAAAGTTTCGCCACCTCACAAAGCAATGAGGACAGCTTTTTGCTGTTCACCTTAACCCTGAAGCAAGTGCGCTTTGTCACCTTTGAGCAGGTGAATATCACCCCTGTTGCCAACAAATCCGCCGCAGGGATGAGCAAAACAGGGGCAGCACAAATGAGTGGGGCGAAAAACAACGGGAGCCAAACACCAACCTCCGTAACTTACGATGTTAAAGAAGGCGCCAAAGCCTTTTTTAAGCGTTTTTTTAGTTGGAATTAACATGTACAAAATCGAAAACCTATCAAGCGATCCGATTCAGACGCACACGCTGTTAACCGATATTGACGATATTGAACTGACATTAACGTTTCATCCGAGTATTTCAGCGTGGAATATGGATATTACCTATCGGAATATCACCATTAACGGGGTGGCGGTTTCGCTTAACGTACCGCTGCTACACGATAGCCGGTTGCCGTTTACGATTGTGGCTGTCGCCCGTGACAATCCGGATATTGAGCCTTCCTTGCTGGATGATTTTGCCAGTGGCAGGGTGACGCTCTATCTGCTGGTTGGTGAAGAAGAGAAGGAGGCCGTCTATTGAATCGTCAAACGCCGTTTTTTCGTGATTTTGAGTTGTTGATTGGTGAGGATAAAAAAGCAATAAAGATTATCCCTCCGTTTAAAATCGCCTTTTCGTTTTCGAAGGATTTAACCCGTGACCGCCCCAATATCGGGCAAATTTCGCTGTTTAACCTGTCGCCGTCGCGTCGGCATTCGCTGGCGGATTTCCAATACCGCAAGCAGCATATTGCCGCTCAACTTTCAGTAGGTTATCTGACCACGGGATTGAAGCTCCTGTTTTCTGGCTCTGTCACCAAAGTCACGCTATCAAAGCAAGGCACTGAGATAGTCACCACGCTGGAAATTGCCGATGGTGGGTTTGCTTTTCGTACGGCAACCATCAGTAAAGCCGTGACCGCAAAGTCTGAGGCGGTCGATGCTGCTTTGAGTACCATGACAGGCGTGAAAAAAGGCAAAGTGACCGCGCAATCGCCATTAAGTCGCCCCAAAATCATGACGGGGTTTTCGTTTGATGAATTACGCAAGCTCAAAGATGAGAAAGAGCAGCTCTACATCGACAACGGACAGCTGCATATTCTGAGACGAAACGAGGTGCAAAACGGGAAAGCGGAATTAATCAGTGTGAGTACTGGATTGATGGAAACGCCGACGCTTGACGATAAAAACGTATTGACCTTTAAAAGCGTCCTGAATCCGAATGTATCCATTGGCTATCAGGTGGCGATAGATAGCAAAATTTCACCACATCTTAACGGCGTTTATCGCATTTGCGCGATTGACTACGCAGGGGAAAGTGACACAGGTGAGTGGGCGATGACGTGCCAATGCCAGCAGGAAAAAAACTACGTGGTGGTTAAGGAGAGTAAGGTGTGAATATCGAACTGATGAAAACCATTGCCAATCACATCAAATCTGAGATGGGCTGTGCCTTGATTGCCAAAGTGGTTAAGGTGAATGAAACCACAGTGGATTGCCAGCCAGTCACTAAAAAAAACGTGGTGATTAACGATGAAATTCACGCGATCGAATTTCCGGTTTTTCCCGATGTGCCTGTTTCTTGGTCACAAGGGGGTGGCAGCTACACCGCCTATCCGGTCGCTGTGGGCGATTACTGCATTTTACTCACCTTTGATAGTTGCATTGATAATTGGTGGATAGGCAACGACAACGTGCGCGGGGCAGAAAATCGCTTGCATGATTATAGCGATTGTGTCGCGCTTTTGGGACTTTGCAATCGTAACGGGGCATTTGCCATACCGAAGGTGGCGACAACCGCAGGTGACCATCTTTTTACCCACAATATCCACGTGAAGCTCAATGTCACCATTGACGGTAACCTTGATGTGAAAGGCACTATCACCGCCCAACAAATCGCAGCCCAGCAATCGTTAACAGTGGGCAATATCGATGTTGGCAACCATACGCACGGAGGCGTAGAAACAGGTAATGACAGCACCGGAAAACCAAAATAACCCGAAGGTGATTTTCGTGAAAACAGCAAAGTTAACCGAACACAACGATTGGCGATTTGGTCATTCGCTTGATGATTACCTGATTGACAGCGAGGCAATTCACCAGAATATCAAATCCCGTTTGCAGTGTTTCAAATCCGATTGGTGGCTAGATGTTGAATTTGGCTTGGACTGGCTACAACTACTCGGCAGTCGTGGTACGGGTGAAACCTTGCGCCGTGAAATCTACAAGGTGGCATTAGGGACGGAGGGTGTTGTTCGCGTCGATAAGCTCAATATTAAGGTTGCCGACTTCACCGCACACATTGCGATGGATTACACCGATGTTTTTAACCGAACACGCAACCTTAATCAGGAGGTCAGCCAGTGAATATCAAGTTAGATGAAAACGGTATCACCATCGCAACGCTGCCCGAACTGATTGAAACCTTGATTGCTGAATTTAAAACAATTTACGGCAGTGATATCAATCTTTCACAAGATACGCCGGACGGGCAGCGCGTTGCGATTTATAGCCGGATTACCCACGAATGTTTGGTGTTGGTGAAAAAGCTCTATCAGAACTTGAAGCCCGAACAGGCCGAAGGGCTCCACCTTGATTATTTAGCCAGAATCAACGGGCTGTTACGCAAGGAAAACGAAAGCGACAGCGATTTGCGACGCAGACGGTTAAAAACCTTTGAAAATGCCAGTCAAAGCACGATAGGCGGCATCGCTGCCCGGTTGAATCTGGTCAAAGGTGTGACCGATGCCGTGGTGTACGAAAACACCACGAACGAGAGTGACACACTGAATATTCCGCCTCATTCGATTTGGGTGATTGCTGAGGGAGGTGAAAATCAGGCCATTGTGGATTGCCTCGCTTGCAACAAAACAGGGGGGACTGGCCTTAAAGGAACAATCAAAGGCAAATACATTGACAAGATAGTGAGATCCGACGGCACGTTTTTTGAGGTGGTGCATGAATACCGATTTGACCGCCCTAAAATCACCGAAATCAAGATTAAACTGACTGCCACGCGTGAAAAAGCCAACGAGCCTGTGCCGATACAGGAGATCAAAGACGAACTAGTCAAATCCCTTTATCGCATTGGCGAAAATATCAAGGTGACTGCGCTTTACTGCATTTTGAACCGCATTGCGCGTTCTTATTATGTCTCTGACCTACAAATCGCAAAAGATGGCAACACGTGGACGAGTGCCATTTTAAACGCCGATGTTGATGAGAAATTCACCATCGTCAGTGACAACATCGCGGTGAATGAGGTGATCACGTGAGTCTCGAAGAAGAATATCAAAAACTGCTGATCAAGCAGTATTACACCAAACCCAAGGCAAGGGCGGAGATTTCCGCCCTTTTTAATCTGTTCGCGGATTGCTTTGATACCGTTGATGCCTTTCGGGAAGCCTTCAATCTCGAAAAGGCGCAAGGTGACCCGTTGGACATCATCGGCAGTTGGGTAGGTGTCAGTCGCTTCCAGCCAAGCGGTGAGCGCAAAGGCTTTTTTGGCTTTGAAAATCACGCCAAAGCGTTGCCGTTTGGTCAAAAGAGTGGAAAAAAACAAGGGGGCTTTCGCTCCCGATTTGCACAGGATTTTTTTGCCACTGAAATTACCTGACAAGCAATATCGTAGTCTGATTAAACTCAAAATCATCAAAAACACTGCCCTTGCTACCGCCACCCAAACGGGTGACGTGAGCCTGTCGTCACTGCAACAGGCCGTCAATTTTGCGATGGAAGGCGAAGGCTATTTGATTGACCACCAGAATATGAGCCTCACCATCGTTATTACGCCAAGAGCTGACCGAGAGTGGCTGGAATTCATCTTACGGCTTGATTTATTACCCCGTCCGCAAGGCGTGCAAATTAACTACGTCACGCAAGAACCCAAAGGCACGTTTGGATTTAGCGAACACCAAAATGCCATTTCGTGGTACAGCCGTTTTGACACCAACCCCGAAGCAAGAATTGGCTCCTTCGCCCAAAAACTTTTCTTCAAAAAAGGAGATAACCTTGAAAATTGACAGACCCAACATTGATATTCAACCGTTTGCGGGCAGCAGCAAAACGGAAGAGCGAACCGCGTTTGGTTCAAAAGAAATCACCGATAATCTTGAGAAAAATCTCAATGCCGATTTTGCGCGGGGCTGGGGCATTGTGCCCGTGTCAGAATTACCAACGATGCAGGATTTTAATGCCGTGGGATTTACGATTAGCTCCCTTGTGACCCACCTCTACCAGAACGGCATTGCTGAATATGCTGAAAAGCAGATTTACAACAAAGGGGCGGTGTGTCTGTCTGATGGCAACATTTACATTTCAAAGACAGAAAATAACGCCGGAAATCCAGTCACCGATACCACCCAATGGCAATCACTGAAAGATGCTATTCTGGCTGCCAATATCGTGCAGCAATTGGGCAATGCCACCGATAAAGTGATGAGCCAAAAATCGGTAACCGATGCATTAAATACGAAACAGGCAAAAGGTGATTACGCCACCAAAACAGAATTAACCCAAGGACTTAATACCAAGCTCAACAGTTCCAATGTCAAACAAACAATCGGTAATTCGACAACCGAAGTGATGAGTCAGAAGGCTGTGACGGATGCGATAAGTGATAACGGCGTACCTGTTGGTACGATAATCATGCTTGCACATAAAAGCGAACCCAAAGGACGTTATCTTAAAGCTAACGGCGTTGCTGTATCCAGACAAAAATATTATGAACTTTTCGAGGTTATTGGCACTAATTACGGTGCTGGTGATGGTAGTACAACATTCAATCTTCCTGATTTACGTGATGAATTCCCTCGTTTTGCCGGAGACAATCGGGAAATTGGTAGTAAGCAAGGTGATGCGATAAGAAAAATAACTGGAAAATGGAATGGTGGAGTCAAAAATAAAAAACACACTGACGGCAGTGTCAGATTCATAAAAGATAGAATATGGGGGATTGATGGAGAATTAACTACCGAAGATACCGATTTCAATCGCGGAAATGGCCCAACCGAAGGATGGGATGCTTATGAGCTCGACTCATCTTTAGAAGTGCCAACTGCGGACGAAAATCGCCCACGTAATATAGCGTTAATTGGATGGATTAAATATTAATTTTTTGTATATGGGATCCATTTTGGAAAAGGATCCCTACATATTTCAAAATATGGATTTTTATTTAAGACTCTTATTTTGTTCAATTATTTTTGTTACGTCTATAATAATGCAGTTTTCATCACATTTAATATTTTCAGTATTAGTAATACTTCCTGCATATTTATAAGACATTTTTCTTTCTGATTTAATTTCTTCTGCCATTCCTGGAGTAGCAAATGGAATTATCATAGATGTTTGCCCAAACTCATCATAACCAATTAACGTATTGTCACTTATGTCTGAAAAAGTTTTATTTTCACTGTTTTTAACATTAAAAAGTAAATTTCCAGAAAAATCTTGTGGGACATTTTTAGCGATTTCATTATAAAGCAATCTAAACTCCAAAATTTGTGGAATAACAAATCCTTTTAATATATTTTTGAAAGAAAAAAACATGACTAAAATAATAATTGTTGGATATGTAACATGATTTATTTTAAATTTATCTGAAATATAAAATATTCCTATAATAAAAACCGATGTCATAATCAATTCTAGAGATACTAATGAGCGATAAGCAGCCCAACTTTCTTCAACAACTAAATTTGGCACATAAGAAGAAACGGCTAACAATAATGTTAAAAGTAGTTTTTTACCTCCATGTTTTTTATTATAAATAGAATACAATCCAATAATAACAATTATTATTGATATAATTTTATAAAAAAAACTAGGATTTATATTATAGTTGGCAATAGAATTCATTAACGGCTGATGAAAAAACCAAAGTGTTTTTTTTAAAAATTCACTTGTTAAGTTTGCTCTATTTATTAAATCATCATATAAAAATTGAGGAACTAATTTAGATATAAAAAAAGAGAATAACATACTTATTGATATAACAATCGCACAAGTAATTAGATTTTTTAAATTAAAATCTTTTTCCCTTACACAGTTATCAAAAAAACAAAAAACAAAAAACACATTGCAGCTGGTTGATATATTGAAAATGATATACATAACAATATAAGTGAAATAAAAAATTTACAAATATTTGTATTCCCATTTGAATCAATTAAGCAGCAATAACTTAACAAAGACAATAAGATAGAAAGCACATACGGTGAGCAGATAGCCCAAGATGCGTACACTTGAAATGAAGGAAGCAAGCAAAGTATAAAAGGAAATAATATTTTTTGGTATTTATTTTCTAAAATTTTCCTATTACTTATCATTTTGTAAAAAAGACAGCATAAAATCCATATTGCCAGCACTGATACAAATCTTGTATATCTAAGATCGCCTAAGTTATTCAAAGATGTTGTGATTATTACTTTAAATAAACCATACAATGGTCTACCTGACTTAACATCCCAATCAATAATAGAAGTAGTCAAATTATTATATATAGCTTGTATCAAAATCCAATCATCAGAAAGAGCATAAGAAAATATATAAGTTGGCGATAATACTAATAAAAAAATAAAAGATATATAAAATATAAATACAAATCTTTCTTAAAAAAATCAATTTTTGGTAAAGCATTTCTATCAAATGTCATCAATTAGTTATCCTTTATTTTTGTCTATCAAATAACGTGGTCTTTTTTTAGTTTCAATGTAAATTCTTCCGATATACTCGCCAAGAACACCGATACCAATTAGCTGAATACCGCCAATAAACAGAATAGAAACGAGAAGGGAAGGATAACCCGCAACAGGATTACCAAAAAACAGTTTATCTATAATCATCCAACTCCCGTAGATAAATGATACCGTTGCGACAGATAAACCTATATATGTCCACATACGGAGTGGGAAGGTAGAGAAGCTGGTTATACCTTCAAGTGCAAGATTCCACAATTTCCAGCCATTAAATTTTGATTTTCCAGCAACACGTTCAGAACGGGTATATTCTACTATATCTACATTGCCACCAACCCAAGAAAGCAAACCTTTCATGAATAAATTACTTTCGGGTAAAAGTTTTATATTTTCGACGGTAGCACGAGACATCAAACGAAAATCCCCCACATTTTCTTCAATTTTTGGCTGACTTATTTTGTTGTGTAATTTATAAAACCATTCGGCAGTTTTGCGTTTTAACAAGCTATCAGTAGAGCGATCTATTCTTTTTGCAAGCACTACATCAGCGCCGTTTTGCCATTTTTCTATTAACAATGGGATAATTTCTATGGGGTCTTGTAAGTCCACATCGATAGGGATTACCGCATCACCTGTAGCGTGTTCAATTCCGGCAAAAAGTGCAGGTTCTTTTCCAAAATTACGGGTAAATGACAATGGTATGACGAGCGGATCGGAAACAGCAAGCGCGTTGATAATTGATTCTGTTGCGTCCTTGCTTCCATCGTTGATGAAAACTATCTCAACTTCATGCTGTTTTAATTCGTTGAAATCCCGCACCGCTTTATAAAAAATAGGTACAGCTTCCTCTTCATTCAATACCGGAACAATTAATGAAATTTTCATTATTCAATGTCCTTGAATACAACAAATTTTGAATATAAAAACCCTAAAACAAAACTAATAGCCGAAAAAATAACTAATGTAAAAATTGGTTCACAATTAAATCTGTCAGCAATAAAACCGATAAAATAACTTATCATTCCCATAAATATGACAAAAGAAATATATCTTTTCCTCGTCGCTTTTTTTCGGAAAGTAAATCTTGCATTAGCTAAGAAAGAAAACGTGACAGCAACACTGAAAGCAAATAAATTACTGGATGCCTGCTGAAAATTCAAAAAGTGAATCAGAAAAACAAAAACAAACCAATGGATTAAAGTGTTTATCACTCCAATAGAAAAATACTTAACAAGCAATTCAATAAATTTGTTGTTTTTGTTAATCATTTTTTCACTACACTTAATGACTCGGGCTAAATCGGTATTTTTTACGTTCTTCGAGCACCTCACCTGTTTCTTTGGCTTTTTTCTCAGCCTCAAAAAACCCGTGGACTATTTCACCGTCTGGAAATCGCCAAGCGTCGCCTGTTCCGTTGGCCAGTCTTGCCATCCAAACATCGCTATCTTTTTTGGCTGGAATTAACCGCTTTTTGCTAGCTTTAATTTTCTCTCTGAGTTGTATCTTTTCGTCCTCAGACAACTCGGCGGACAATAGGGTACAATGCTCAACGATTTCAGCAAGGTTTTTTTCGGCGGTGGCATCATCGAGGGCGATTAATGCTGCTTCCAGTTTTGGATGGGTTACTCGTTGTGCCTCTGTGGGCACATCTATCACTGCTTCTGCTTTTTGGCGTAATTTTTCGTTACGTTCACGGATGACATCCCTCAGGGATAGCCGTTTAAACGAAGCAGGAGCCATTCTGAGCGGTTTTTCCGTTGAATTGGCATCTTCGTATACCTCAAACATCGAAAATAGCTCAGAGGCGCAAGGAAGCCGTCTAGCGAGGCGATGAATGACAGTTTTAAGCGCCATTCTGTCAAACCACTTCACCCACGGACTTGAAAGGTCTTTTGCGCTTTTCACGGTATTCCGTATTTTTTCCACGTCAGCGCGACTCATCACTTCGACAACGAGTTCACCACTATTAAGTTTTGCGAAGGCATAGACTTTCACTATCTCATCACCGTCAACAAACGACGGACGATGCGTTAAGTGTTCGCCGTTCTCATCAATCACATATTCAAACTCGTCTTGCGCATAAACCACTTTTGCAATGATATTAGCTACCTGACCGGATTGACGGGCGCGTTTGATAACGCCGTCCACCATCGGCATATAGACGGCTTTTTGTTTGCGAACAATCAAGGCCGCTTCTCGTCCGTCTGGCATCAGTCCATCTTTGGCGCAGCGAGTTAAAGCCAGTACTAGTGATTGCTTATCCGCGTTTTGCAACTCCGTATTTTCTATCAGTGCAGTCGCTGCGGTTCGGGTGAACTGCTCAGGCGTAACCTGAGCAGGTAACAAGGCGGCTATTCCTTGCTGCATAATGACCGATTGCAGATTGGTATAAACGTTGGTCATGGTTTCCAGTTCGGTATTCATGCCACACCTCCTTCCAACATCAACGCTTCTCTGCGTTTTCTATCCGCCTGTTTTGCCCAGAAAGGACGGGATATCATCGCAAAGGCTTGCGTTTCTCCGCCTTTTTCCAATGCATTAATCACGCCATTAACCTGAATCTCGCCTTCTTCGCTATCTTCTTCGTCCAACATACCCAGTTGCACGGGATAGCGTCCACACTCCGGCCTTTTGCCAATTGCACAGAACAGAAAATCAATATCAAGATTAAATACCTTCTGGGCGATAATCCGGTAGAACGTAGCACGCTACGCGTGAGCGGCGCAGCGGTGCTGCTTCGGGGATGTTAATGAGTTGAGTACTGTTTTATACTCTGCAGTAGGTTAATTTTTTTCAGGGATTCATCTCGATGGCTCGCAATAAATCTCCCAGAAAGCGTAAACCGGTTAAATCAGGCAGGCTGCCCGTCACTTCACGTGCCACAGCGCCTGTTTATCTGAAACGTTTTATGATCTCTCTCCCACCCGAAAATGATGATGACAGACCGCCTGAATTTTTTTATGACACCCTAAAAGAAGCCATACGCCACTGCGTCCGACTCGGCCCCCAATTTTTTCTCGACACGCAGTATTACCCGCCGCTAGTCACGATTATCAGGAGTTTTGAACGTAGCACGCTACGCGTGAGCGGCGCAGCGGTGCTGCTTCGGGGATGTTAATGAGTTAAGTACTGTTTTATACTCTGCAGTAGGTTAATTTTTTTCAGGGATTCATCTCGATGGCTCGCAATAAATCTCCCAGAAAGCGTAAACCGGTTAAATCAGGCAGGCTGCCCGTCACTTCACGTGCCACAGCGCCTGTTTATCCGAAACGTTTTATGCTCTCTCTCCCACCCGAAAATGATGATGACAGACCGCCTGAATTTTTTTATGACACCCTAAAAGAAGCCATACGCCACTGCCTCCGACTCGGCCCCCAATTTTTTCTCGACACGCAGTATTACCCGCCGCTAGTCACGATTATCAGGGGTTTTAAACAACGCCAAGACCAAGCCGATGACGCTGGATACGACTACACTGAGGGGGGAATAACTGAAAGTCTGCCTGCCGATGAATTCATCACCTATACGGAGCTAGGAATAATCCCTGTTTCCTTTGAACCCTGGGATAAACACACCGATAACTGGGCTGACGAATCTGGCAATTTCTGTTTCTTTGGCAAGATGCCCATAAGGTAATTGAGTCAGATGTATATCCCTCGTCCTGCTAAACTACTTTTCACCATTGATGACGGTTGGAATAAATTCCTCGAAAAATACGGCGATAGCGTTAGTTCGTGGACGAGTTTATCTGTGGAGCGCATGCTTGCCTGCGGCACTTGTGCCATGGGTGTCCGGCGCTATTGTTGCGCTTCGTCTGATTGTTCTCACAGCCGTTTTTTCTGCCAAAGCTGTAAGTCAAAAGCCTGCAGTTCATGTGGCTTTAAAGCCACCGAGCAGTGGTTAGCACAGCAGGTTCATATTTTACCCGACTGCGACTGGCAACACATTACTTTCACCATGCCACATCTCCTTTGGCCTTTTTTTAACAATAACTGGCCGCTACTTAATGCTCTGTTTCGGGCAGCCACTCGAGCTATGCTGCAGTTGGCTCGCAAACAGGGTATCGAAATTGGTATTTTCTGTGCCTTGCATACTTATGGCCGGCAACTCAATCAACATCCGCATGTTCATGTTTCCGTCACTCGAGGGGGTTTGGATAGTAAACATAGTGTATGGCGAAAGCTGTTTTTCAAAAAAAAGGATGTCGAAGAAATCTGGCGAGGGGCTGTTATCCGACTACTGCGTCACAGTTATGATTTAATTAACCCTGGCCTTCTTCCCGGTCTTGGCCATATCCGTGACAAAAAACATTGGCGGCGTTACTTGAGGGCGCAGTACGGACGTTATTGGAAAGTGCACTTTGCTAAAAAAACGAAAGGGGCATGGCATAGTGTTAAGTACCTCGGTCGCTACCTTAAACGCCCACCGGTATCTGCGTCAAAACTGCGGCATTACCGAGGGGGTGCCGTTGTTCATCACTACCATGACCACCGAACTGGCCAGCATCGGCAGCAGACTCTGCCGCAGGAAGAGATGATTAGACGCTATATAAGCCATATTCCGGCCAGGCATTTTAAAATGGTGCGTTACTCTGGTTTTTTGTCGAATCGTAAACGAGGAAAACTATTGCCGAAAGTGTATAAGGCACTTGAGATGACGGCACGTAAAAAACCGGAGAACCCAGGTTTTTCTGTGCTGATGAAAGGATTTCTGCGTACCGATCCGTACAAATGTATTCTGTGTGGCGACAGGCTGCTTTTCACCGGGGCGCAAATGGGTAAAAAAGCAACGGAATTGTTGTCAGAAAGACTGCATAACCTGGAGAAAAAGCGATGGTTACGCAGCTAAACGCAGGATCAATGTGTCTAAAATAAGGAAATCAGGTTAGAAATTACACTCTCTGAGGAAATGTTAACTGGCACTAAACACAATAAATCGATCCCCATCTCCTTTTTGCAATAAGGGATGGCTTTTGCTACTCACTTTAAAAGCGATTCAATTTCCTAACCATGAACGCTGCTTGCAGATGATAGCCAAACTTGTCAACGGATTTGCCAAAGTCATGAACATCATCAGTGGTTTTCACATCGAGGATGAACGGCACGCCGGAATACAGCCCTAACCAGTCAGGCCGGATTTTAAGCAGCGTCCCCTTTTCCGTGCGATAGAAAATTGAGAGTTCTGGCTCACCGTTTTCAAGCAGTTCGGCAACCAATGGGTAAGCTAGTGCAGAATCACGCATTAACTGGATTGCCTCAAATTCTTCTTTTTTCAAAACAAGCCTTGCCAAAGTTAGGTTTTTTTTCTCAAAATCCGATAATATTTTTTTGCCATCTTTGGTACGCAAATCCAGTTCAGGCGCAGAAACATATCTCAACGGAAAAAGTTCCGGCTCAAGGATAGCCGTGTGTACCGCATCCCCAATCAACAACGCTCTTGTTTTTTCTCCTTGAATGGGTGCTTTTTTGTACCAGTCCAGCGCCCCTAATCCACTTTTCTGAACTAATCGAATTTGCGTACTCGAATAACCGTTTGCCGCATGGTAGGTGCTGTTTGCAAGATGGCGAACAATCAAGCTCTCTGTCGGCTTCAATGCATCAACACAACCGTTCAACATCTCAAGCGCGATACCTTCACCGCTTATGATTTTTCCGTTAACGGGTGGGAAGGCAGAGAAGATAGAGTTGTCGTCAATATTGTTGATGACCGAGTTAATCAACTCCTTTTCTTCTGTGCAATTATTAACCAATTCATCAAGTGCGACATCTGTCACGCTTTTTTCAACTTCTCCCACGTTTTCCACAGGCATAACTACAGATTCAGTGGATAACTCTGTTGATTGTGTGAATAACCTCTCTTTTTGTACACCTTCTTCGATGCTAATCGCCAGTTTTTTGATTTCATTGAGTGAGATTGCTTTGTCACTCGCTGTTATTTCCGAGGTTACCTCGTCACGCAGTTTGGTATATTCCTCAAAAAGCTCAGGCTCCTCTGACGGATTAGCCAACAAATCATCCGCATCTCGCATTTCGCCCTCGTCGTATTCTTCCTGAATCCCAAAAATCGTTAGCAAAGCGCAAAACTGGTCTATTTCCTGCTCTTCGGTAATATCCGTCTGCTTTTCCGTATTAGCGAGGTATTCCTCAACGCTGATTTCTTCCAATCGCGGCGACTTGTAAAAACAGCAATTTGCGCCATCTGTTTCAAAGATATGTTGAGAAGCCAATTTCTTGGCGGCAATTTTCGTCTCAGACGCAAGATAGATATGCGATGTTGTTTTGCCGTTCTCGTGGTCAACGGTTGTGATGATGGTTGCTTTGAAGTATTTCATTATTTCGCCCCCTCTACGCGGTTACTCGCCTGTTGTTCCAATCTCCGCAAAATGCTGCCTCTGGCTTTGGGTAATGCTTGTTCTCGCTGGTTATCAGAGCAGTGGCAGCAAGCACCCGAACACGCTTTCATCATCGAAGGATGGTAAAAAAGCAGCTTGAATTGTTTACGGTTAATTTTTTCAACAAACTCGATACACGCTTCTTCAGGAAAAACACAGGGGCGGTTATCCAGTCTTGCACGCCAGAAAAAACTCACGAGATTTAAGGAAAGTTTGCCACAGTGACAACAGGTAAAACGCACATCAGGGCGCCCCTGATAGGTTCGCCGAAATCCGTTGAGGGTGTAGGTATATTTCATGCTGCACCTCCAACGCTTTGGCTAAATTCCAATTCAACACTGGCTCTTATCGCTTGTTTTGCGCTGCATACATCCAGCTTCCGCACCACGTTTCCCATGTGGAATTTGACCGTGCCTTCCTTGATTCCCAATATTACAGAGATTTCCCAATACGTTTTACCCGCACTTACCCAATGCAGCACCTCGTTCTCACGCTTGGTCAATCTTCTGAATAATTTCATCTCGGTGTTCATGCGGCACCCCCAACATGTTGACCAGACTTAACGCATGAACGAGGAAGCAAATTCACCGGAATATAGCGCTCAAAACCTTTCGATTTGCAAAATGTTCTTAACTGGCAAGCAGAATGAACATTGACTTTTCCGTAGATAGCCTTCAAATAAAATTCAACCGTTGAGGGGAAAATCCCTAACTTTCTAGCAATTTGCTTGCTACTTAAGCGGTGCATCGTGAAAAACAATACTTGCCACTCTCTACGGCTTAATATGTCATTTGGTTTTTCAGTAGTCACAGCATAAGGCCTCATGCCATCGACATACTCCAACGGCGACAAAAACAGGAACTCATGGGCGTAAAAGAAAGTGCCAAGGTAAACCTTTTGTTCATCAAAAAGCGGTAGAAAATGGAATTGCCAAACTTTGGGTGCTTTGTTGTAATCAGATGGCAAATGGCATATTACGAAAAACGGGGATCTTTCAGTTTGTACTTTTTCTATCAATGTTTTCATTTCAGGAGTACGGATTAACTTAAAAAGTAAATCTGTCATTTTGGCATCAGTCTGAATTTTTCCCTCGCTATTGCTAAAACCACAGGGAACATTAGCGCTCAATGAAAGTTTAATCATCTCTGGTTTCATACAGCACCCCCAACTCTATTCAGAATTCGGGTACGTTGCCGATTGGTGAGATATTTTGATGTGTGAGCAAAGCTCAAAAGCTGCTCGATTGATATGCCGCACGCTTTCATTATGCGTGCAATATGCGTACTATTTCGCATAGTCCACTCCTAGTTACATTAGGTTTTGGATTAGCTCTACGTCGGTGGTGTAAACACTGGCGTAGAGTGTTTAAATAATTATTTTTTCTCTATCAAGGTTGTAAATGCGATACGATCTCCATTGAAACAAAAATTTGGATTTATAAAATAACGACCTGGTCTCAAAGTTTTTGCTATTATTAATGCGTTTTCTAACTCGTTTAATCCTCTTTTAAAGGTTGCTAAACTTAATTTAATTGAGGGATTATTATCTTTATGAGCTTCTAAAAAATCTTCTAAAGCTATACTGTCTAAATCAACTTGATCTTTTGCAATAGCTTTGAATTGAACAGCCCATATAAGAACATTAAATGCTTTGATTCCAGCAGAATTTAATCCAAAAGTTAACGCAATATTAGCAGTAAACAGCTTAACAAACTGTTCTGTGTCAACTTTCTTAAAGGTTGTAATATGAGTACCATAAATTTCACCAGTGTATTGATTAACCAATACATTATTATCTTTACCCAATTTCGATAACTGAATCTTCTTCCCTTTTATAGGAACAACCATTCCTTCTATAAATGGGTTTTCTTTATATCTAGTAAGGCTCATTTTTACCTTTAATTTTGGACTTTGCCATATCAACGAATGATTTATTAAGTTCAATATATAATAAAAAATAGATCTAGTAAAGATTGAATTTATAATTAATTTTGAGCTTCTATAGCTCTGATGTTAAACCTGGATAGCGCAAATCATGAAAATATGGTCATTGATTTTTAAGGATTTTTTGCGGTTTCTATTCTTAGTTCTTCTTGTTGTTTTAGAACCATCAGACAATTCATTAGCAACAAACTAACCTCCGCTTCCTCGTCGACGGTGTTCGGTGTTCGCAATCAAATTGAGAAAACTGAACCAATAAAAAAATAATCCAAAAAATCCTTAAAATTAAAACGCCCACCGCTCGCCGGAGTCTGTGACCGAGCAACGCGAGCGAACAGGCGAGGAAGCGGAAGATAACCGGAAGTTAAAAGGAGCACGAACACTCGAAAATCCACAGGGAACACCACTACTCAAAAAGCATTTAATCATCTCGGAGTTCATGCCGCACCTCCGACTCTATTCAGAATTCGGGCACGCTGACGAAGGGTTAAATTGCGGGATTCACGAGCGAATAACTCGATAATTTGATTTTGCGCTTCAATTACGCGCACACGGAAGGTAGACTTTTTCATTAGCCTTACTCCTATTGATACTAGGTTTAGGGTTAGCTCTGTGTAGGTGTTACAGCACTTACATAGAGCGAATATATTAAAACTGAAAAGATTGAATTTATAATAACGCAACAAAAAAAAAGTCAATTTTTTGTTGCGTTATTTTGTCTAATTGATACTATTATTGCAATTAAAGGAGAAAGTTATGTCAAAAAAATCGTCTATGATGATTATGTATCTATAAGAATTCCAAGAGAAGTAAAAGAAAGAATAGATAAAATAAGAATGATAAAAAAATCACAAGGATATGAAAAATATAGATTAATTGATGCAGTTATGGAAGCAACTAATATGTTAGAAGAGTCACTATTAAAAAAAAATTAAACGACTTTTTGCTACGGCTATTATTAAGTAATAATAAAATGGCATAGTTTATTTAATGATGAAGATCAACAGCAATAAAATAAATAACTGATATATAAGAATTTATTTAAATTGATGATTTTCTAAACTTCAATTTTATCCACAGAAAAACGCTACGGCTATAACGACTTTTTGCTACGGCTATAACGACTTTTTGCTACGGCTATAACGACTTTTTGCTACGGCTTATTTTATGTAATGTCATGTTTATAAAGGAATAATTAACTAACAAAGTTAAAAGGAAAGATAAATAAAAACAGTCACGAATAATTATTTTTACATCAAAAGGATTAAGAAATGAGTGCAACTCTAGATAGAGATCCAAGTTACAACTTAGTACAAAGTAACGATTTGATTAATGCTAGCTATAAACTTAACCGTAATGAAATGCGTCTACTTGTATTAGCTTTATCTAAAGTAGACTCAAAAACAGAAAATCCAGGTAATATCACATTGTACCCAAAAGAATTTATCAAAATGTTCAGTACTAACGAACAAAAGGTTTGGGTCACTATGAGAGAAGCATTAATTAGTCTATCGAAAAAACAAATAGAGTTTTTTAGGGTAGATAAAAACAATATGAGAACAATTAATTTTTCTAACTGGATAGACGGAGGAAGTTTTTATGAAAGACAGGAAGATTGTAGCAAAATAGTTTTAAGATTTACTAAAAGTATAGAACCATACCTTTTTGAATTAAAGGGTAATTTTACAATATGTTCTATAGAGTCAATCCAAAATTTAACAAATCCAATAGCATTTAGATTATATCTAATAATGTTAAGTGAAATAAAAAAAGCTAAAAATATTGAATTAAAAAAATCTAAAAAGTTAGAAGTTCATATGCTGAAATTATCAATTTTGCAAATACGTAAGATTTTTCCAAACCTATCAAAAGAATTCAATAATATAAAAAAATTCACACTAATACCTGCTTTCGAACAAATCCAGTCACTTACAGACATTTCATTAAATTGGCGTACTATCAAAACCGGAAGATCAATAACAGACATTGAAATTACTTATATTCTAGAAAAAGATGATCTATTCAAAACAAAACCAATTCGCCCAAGACTAGCCAAGCGTCCGCATGTTAAATCTGGCTCTCACGATGAGGGCGAATGGATGAAGAAAAATGCAGAGATTCTCTATCAGTACGAGAAGAATTTGAAGAAATACGATCCTACATTGCGTCTAACAATGCCAGATTTGCGTAGAGCCGTTGAATGCTCAAAATATTGCAAACAAAATTGGCACGAAGAGAAGAAGCGAGAATTGGCGATAAGAGAAGGAAAAATTGAAGATTCAACGCCAACAAAAGCTATTCTTCAATCTCACAATAAAATACTAGCAAAATCCCAAGTTACATCTTTGGAAAAAGAGCTAGAAGAAATTCCAAACTTCGGCGGATTCAAGCAAATTAAAGGACAGTTTTTTGATAAGAGAAGCGCAGAAGCTGCTGGATATAATTGGGATGAATATTAGACTCTTTATCTTAAAAATTAGGCACAACCTGAAATGGCAATTTATTCTCAGTTTCATCATAAATTTTATACAAAACAAGTAGCTACTTTGCTTATAAGTAGTTTATTTCTGAATACTGCTGTATTTGCTAAAACAATTGATTTGAACACTCCTGAAGGTATTCATAGACTTGAGAGAACAAAATATAAAAATGATTTTTTTAGTTTAATTCAACAATTCGAAGGACAAGAAAATAAGGTCTATTGTGGAATTGCTTCAGCAACTATAGTAGTTAACGCTTTACGTGTTAAAAACAAAGAAAAAGCTAATCAGATTAAACCTGATTCGACAAGAATTTCCTTGGATGAGCAAATTTATTTTCCTAAAAACAAGAATTGGACTCCATTTTGGAACCGTTATACCCAAGAAAGTGTGGTAAATTTTAGTCCTAAAGCGAAAATAAACATTTTCGGTAAGCCCATGATTGAAAATGGTTTACAAGATTATGGATTAAATCTAAATGACGAAAAAATGCTTCTAACAACTTTAGATTTACAGGTAAAAAAAATCCATGTTACTTCCTTAAATAACATTACTAAAATGAAGAAGGAAATTATTAGCTCAATAAATGACTTTGATAGTTATGTTATCATAAATTATTTACGGACTTCTCTTGGACAATCCGGTGGAGGACATTTCTCCCCTTTAGTAGCCTGGGATAAAAATAGCGATTCATTCCTGATTATGGATGTTTCCAATACCAAATATAATTGGGTTTGGGTGAATAGCCTTGATCTTTTTCGAGCAATGAATACTTCTGACAATAATAATTGGCGAGGTTATTTGATAGTGAAAGAAAATGACCATAATTAGTTTTATAAATATTAAATACACTATCTAACGTTAAATTGAAAATCAGGCACACCATGAACAAAACCGAACTCATCAATCAAATTGCTGAAAAAGCTGACTTAACCAAAAAAGACTCAGAGAAAGCACTGAACGCATTCATAGAAACCGTGACAGAAGCGCTAAAGGCGGGAGATGAAGTACAACTCGTTGGCTTTGGCTGTTTTCAAGTTAAACAACGCGCAGCCAGAGATGGACGCAATCCAAAAACGGGCGAGACACTTAAAATTGCTGCTGCAAACGTACCGAGTTTTAAAGCAGGTCAAAGACTCAAAGAGGCAGTTAAGTAATTCATGACCTATGACGCAAAGTCAATTCGCATTCTACGTGAAGACGAAATTAAACAGTTTGACTGGCATTGGGCTGAGGAATTAGCACACGAACACATTTTGCCCCTAGATTGGGTCAAACGCGGATTTGAAGCATCAAGACGACTCGGTATTGAACCAGAATTCTTCGTCAACAAGTATATCCTCAAACAGGACCTCCCCAAAAATGACGAATTCGAGCAAGTCTTCATCGAAGTGCTAAAGGAAGACAGAAAGAAGAGTCAGAATACCCTCTAAAAGCTCCTGTAATCCATTCTGAGCCGTTTTCTCGAAAAAAAACGTAAATTCGCACGTCCAAAAAATTATCGTTGCTCATGATGCGTTTTAAGAGTTTTCTAGTTTTTGGATTTCAGAAAGAAAAAAGCCAACCGCAAAAGTTGGCTAATTTGTCGAAGTAAAACAGTTTTAATTTTAATCATCAAAATTGACTCATGGCAAACCCATCATAAGACTTCAATACAAAATTTCAACCAGTTATCCTGATTTTCCAAATAGATTTTTGGCATTATTGCGCGTTTCAAATGCTCTCAAATCTTCGACTGAATTCAATACGTCCAATTCAACATACTCATCATTAAAATCAGACATTTTGTTTTTTAACACGGTTTCCATCACTTTCGTGATTTCTTCGAGTGTGGTTTTATCTGTCAAAAGTTCACTCAGCATATAAATTAATCTAGGCTCTTGTTTGAAAAGCGCTACACCGGATAAAAACGCCGCGCGCATGAATTTCCCTCTTTCACCTTGAGGCATATTCTCCAATACTTCGGCTGTGTACTTGTCAGCACCGTGTCTATCAGGATTGATATAAAATTGAATTTTTCTACGTGTGTCCATTTCTGTATCACCCTATAGAAAACATGCCATTGACCAAATCAAACTGAGGGTTTTCGCTTTTAAAAAATCTGTCTTCCCTCGTTACACAGTGGGATTTAATTGCATCAGCAATAATTTCTGCACCTCCACCTATCACCATCACATGGGTATACCCACTGAATGTATTAACGGCGTCCAGTACACGATTAATCAGTCGATGTTTTGATTCCTTGAGTGAAGCAAGAACCTGATTTATTTGGCTTGCATCGTTGATACGGCGTTTTAAGTAATTCATATCGTGACTGTTGATGATAATATCATCCGCCAAGTAGTTGCTGCCGTTGGTTTTTGCCAAACTAAGCGCTTCTTTGACAGATTGCGTCATCATTGAGACACCTAGATGAGAGTTTCCGTATATCTTCGACACACCACTCATTTTCCCATCACTTGCGCTATATCCAGCGTTGTCCCCTAAATCCACAATCAAAAGCGAGTCGAGGTCATCAAGCGCTTTTGCTATGGAAAACCAGCAGGATGGATTCCGGCATGACTTCAACGTTTTGATGTTAAAGGTTCTTCCGTCTTTAACTTCAACCGATTTTTTAAAATTATCTTTTTCCTCTGTATGTTCGCTGAATTCGGTTGATTTTTGGTATCGAAATATTCAGCAATCGGCAAAGAGACGACGATTTCCACATCTTGAGGGGATAATTTTGACTGGAGTAAGGCGTGATGCACTGCAATCACATTCACATCGCTATATTGATAACCCACATTGGTTGTTGTGACGGCAATAGGACTTATCGCATCGAAAGAGTACATCTCGCCATTGATGGTATAATTTGAACTGTGGCTGTCACCAAAAGAAACTGACCAATCACGCTTAAAGCTATTTGGGCTAATGAAGTACTTCTGAATTCCTTCCTCACTCCATGTTAATTTGATATTTGTCGAGCCATCATCGATATATATTTTCATGAGTCACCTTTGAGAAAAATAAGAGATAATTAAATTTAAAATATGAGAATAACATAATCATTTAAGGTTTTAAAATGCCACTTATTCTCAAATAAGTCTCAATATAAGTTATTAATTGGTAACTTTAAGAGATAAAATGAGTTTATTCCGGTTAGGTGAGATAAATGAGAGATATTACAGAGAAAATATTGAGATGTTCTATTTGATAGCAAAAAAAACGCCAGATATCCAATACCCGGCGTTCAGAGCTAGAAGAGATTCTAGGAGTTTAATATCAGCAATTCAATTTAAGTATAGCAGAATTCCAAAATAGCGATTTCCGATTGCAAATTTGAAATTTAAAAAAAGTGAATTTTTTATCACGTAAGTTATTGATTTTGATCACTTTATTTTAAGCTCAAATTTCACGTAAGTTATTGAAATAGATCGAATTATTGACATGGTGAAATTTCGGTTTACAATTTAGAAATCAATTTTAGCTGTTTTTGTACGGCTTTTGCTCTTTCACAATTTGGGGTTTTCTCTGCGAGTCGCGGAGAACAGAATACCGTTTTGTGTGTTCTGTTTTGGTGTTTTTATTCAATAACGCCGTTATCTACATTCAATATGTCTGTGGAAATCGTATTTAAAATCTTCGTGTTTACGAGGGTTGTTATCGTCTGAAATTCAGAAACATCAAAATATAGCGCTCAGGAGGAAAAATGCCCCAAGAAATTATTTTCAAAGAAAGTAAGAGTAATGCAAAAGTTAGGCGAGAAATCAGGAAATTTGATTTTCTTGCCAAAAAAGACGCTGAACGTGAATTTAACCAAAAACTCAAAAAAGCCTTTTGGCGACACGAAAATCCACGTCAGCAGTTACGGGATTTTCAACGACAGATAGTAGTTTACGCCAATCTGTTTATGGATCACCGCAAAAAACAGCAAAAACAAAAAATCATCGAACAGAAAGCGCATATTGACGCGCTCTTTTTGAATTAAAGCCTTTCTTTGTCATTTTTTCAACCACATCAGGGAAATCACACGTTATTTCATATTTTTTATGAACTTGTTTGCACAATTTTAATAATTGGAGTGATTGAGTGAAAAGTGCCGCTACATTACGACTGATAGGTAATCCTCATGCATATTATCCAAATTTAGCCAAACCGCTTGGCGGATTAACCTCAGCAATTCTTTTTCCCAAATATTTTACTGGCAGGACAAAGCGAATTCTGAATTAGGGTTTACAAAACTCGAGCTGATCTCGAAGAAGAAACCGGATTGACACATGACGAACAACGAACAGCAATAAAAAAATTAGTTTCAATCGGTGTGTTAATCGTGACTGAAAAGCGTCTTGAACACAAAACTTATTACCGGATTGACGAAGAAAAATTAAACGAGATTCTGGATAATTTCGCCAATTCAAAAGGGATTTTCGCGAGATGGAGAAAGTGGAGCTCCCGAAGTAGACATTGTCGAGTTCGGGGAATCGACATTATCGAGTTCGTTAGATCAAGAGATTACTACAAAGATTACTACAATAGATCCCTCTATAATCTCCCTTACGAAAAAATCGAAGGTTTTTGACCCAAATTCGCTAGAACTTCCAAACTGGTTATCAAGATCAACCTGGCATTCTTGGTTACAGTACCGCAAGGAAATTAACAAACCTATCAAATCCCTAATGACGGTTGACCAGACTATCAAACTGCTGACGAAGTGTCGTGATAGGGGGTATTCGCCAGAAGACATCATCAACACCAGTATTGCCAATGGCTGGCAAGGACTTTTTGAACCCAAAGAGACCCAAACGCAGAAATCCCGATATCGATTTAAAGACATCCCCAAAATGGATGTTTTCATCACTGATGATTTTTGATGGGCAGAAAAAACATTGGCATTTGGATTTTTAGCTGAAATTGAAAATTCAATCTCAAGTTATCGCTCAGACCCCATCTAAAACGCGCTGTAATCAATTCTGAGCCGTTTTCTCGAAAAAAACGTAATTCGTAAAGCTAAAATTTTATCGTTGCTTACAGAGCGATACACCAAGTTTTGATAATTTACTCACGTAGGAGGAATTTTGAATACAGCAAATGCAGTATTAACCCGATTTTTTAAACTGATGCCAAAGCACATTAAACCGAAATTCAATACCGTTGATGAGTTGTTCGCGTGGCATCGTGAACAGGCTAAATTGGATTCAAACCGAATCTTCGAAGAAAACCGAGTCAGAAGGCTGAACAATATCATGGGTAATTCCGGTATTTCTGAACTTCATCAGCATTGTACTTTTGACAACTTTGAGGCTTTAACGACGGAGCAAAGACAAGCGAAATTCAACGCAAAAAACTATGCTGACAATTTTGGAAAATACTTTGGGGGTTTTGTTTTTAGCGGTCATTCCGGCACAGGTAAAAATCATCTGGCAGCAGCAATTGGGAATCGGTTAATTCAAAACGGACTGAGTATTTTGATTGTTACTTTTCCTGACCTGATGATGAGATTGAGAAAAACCTACGAAAGCGGATCTCAATATACCGAATCACAGTTAATTGATGACTTGTGTGGTGTTGATTTGCTCGTATTTGATGATGTTGGCGTTCAGAGAAACAATCTCAATGAAGAACTAGTCATTTTTCAAATCGTCGATCGTAGAACATCAAGCAAAAAACCAACCGGAATTTTGACCAATTTACCGCAACAACAATTAACCGAGGTATTGGGGGAGCGAATCGTCGATCGCTTAAGGATGGGCAAACCTACCGTAGTTAATTTCAACTGGTCAAGCTACCGCCGTAAAATTCAATAACAAGCAAGAGGTTAAGATGGAAAACAAGGATAATTCAACTAAAAACTGGTCACTATCGGTGACAGGAAAATAGACAAGGAAATTGCCAAGTACTGCTTGGAAAAAGTGGAGCCAGCTATTTTGAGGTGGTGACGCATTTGGTCAAAGAACGGTGTGAAAAGCGGATGTCATCGAAGCAGCAAAAACGACCGCCGAGGCGATCGTCGAAGGCATGACCTCTATTTTTCCTTCTTAACCGTATCGAGGAAGTTACAAGAATTATCACTCATTGTTTCAAGACGGATTTTATAAGTTTCCTCCAACTTCAAAATCTCACCAAAGCACGAGCGTCGTATGGATAAAATACAGTTTTTTCATATTTTTTAGACATAAAAAATTCCTTATAAGTTGAAGAGTGATAAGGATACCACCGAGCCTGACGAGGTGAAAAGACAGGCGTTTTCAAACAAAATTCACGCCTCACTACCTCAAAACCTCACCGGAAGAACTCACATGATGGAAAAATATTCCAGCCCCTTGTCGTATCTATGGGCTGGGGCGACAACCGCTATTGGCATTCTCACGCTCGAAGAGTGGGTAGCTGTAGTGGGTATTGTCTGCACGATAGGGACATTTTTGTTAATTGGTATTACCGCAAAAGGAATTTGAACTCAAGGAACATCACTATGAAGATACCGAAAAAATATTGATGGCAACGGGCGGTAGTGCGTTATTGCTGGCATCAAGCATGATAACGCATTTTGAGGGATTGAGGCTTAAGCCCTATTTCGATGGTGGTGGTATTCTTTCTGTTTGCTATGGACATACAGGTAACGATATTGAGCGTAATCGGACGTACACGCAAAAAGACTGCGATAAGTGGCTTGATGACGATTTAAGGGCGGTTAAACGCTATGTTGACCCGCTGGTTAAGGTCAATATCAATACACTGACTCAGGCAGCCCTTTACTCATTTGCTTACAACGTGGGCGTGGGAAATTTTGCCAAATCGACATTACTCAAAAAGCTCAACGCTGATGACCGAAAGGGCGCTTGTGATGAAATGAAGCGATGGGTTTATGTGAAAGGCGAAGTCTGGAAAGGATTAATGACCCGTCGAGAAATAGAGAGCGTAATATGTTATGGCGACCTTACGCATTTGTCGTAGTGATTATTGCAGGATTAATCTTATGGGCATCTTGGTTGTTGACGTCCTTAAACGAAGTCAGGTCATTGAATAAAAACTCACCGTTGAACTCAATAACCAGATAGCCATTACTACTAATGCTTTTCAGTCAATGAGGGTAATCAATGATATTGCACGAATTAATAGTGAGACCCGTCAGCGTAAAGCAGTTGACTCTGAGGCAACACAAGCAGCAATTAAAACGCATGTCGCCAATCGGGATTGCGCCAATCGCATTATCCCTAATGGGGCTGTTGTCGAGTTGCAGCAGCACACGAACCGAATACGTTCAGGCTCCTCACATTCCAATACCCTCTCATCTACTCGCTGACTGCTTGCCGCCAGCAATCACAGATAATATGACATGGCGTGATAGCCTGATACTTAATGAGCAGTTACTGACAGTGATTGAGCAGTGTAATTTTGACAAACAGGCAATAAGGAGAATTGAAGAGCAGAGAAATGATAATTGAAAACGAAAAGCAGACGGAATATTTACAGCAGTACATCAAAACACAGTGTCAATGAATCGGTAATTGATACTTACGAATTTTAATAATCATGGTGCAAGAGGTGAATAAAATGAAATGTTTAATTACGGAAAATCAGTCAGGAAATGTAGTAATTCTTTCTAAAGGAGGAGAATATCAATCTAAAATAACAGAGAGTGAAATATTTAAAGATTGGATATCAGCTTCACAGAGAGAAAGTATTGCAAAGATTATCAGCGAAAAGATACCCAAAATTAATTATGGTAGGCTCCCGGAAAGTATCGTTTACTCTCCTGAAGGCCATGAAGATTTATACGCTAAAACTAAGAGTAAACATGTAGTAAAAAAATATCAATTGATGACGTGGTACAAGAAGACTTTAGTAAACCATCAACGAATATAATAAGCGTGCAAGAATTTAGTAATGATAATAGTGATAGAAATGTTAGATTTACAGCAGCTATATCAGGGAGTAATACTATTACAGTACAATCATCATGGGATAAAAATAAAGCAGATCACCTCGATCTTGATATTGGCTTGTCTCTGGAAATATCGGGGTTTAAATTTGCTCCCACTTTTAAGATTGGTGAGACTGTATCTCATTCAGTAAATAGTGTTATAGGCAAGTCTGACTTAACATTACATCGCTCTACTGCAGACTTCACACTGAAACCAAAAGAAAAAGCGATTGTTGAGTTAAAAAATGATGAATATCAAGTAAATGCTAGAATTGTTTATTCTATTAGTTTGAGTGGTGTCATATTTGCAGGCTACCGAATCGAAAATAATAATATTCATTATACTGGAGTTAGTATAGAAGACGTTATGAGATTAGCGAATATTCCTAATGAAATAAAAGTCGAACAAAATTTAAATATCAGCGGTTACCTACATTCAAATATATTATTTAAATAAACATCCCTCGTATTAATCAAACACAGAACCTTACAGGAAAGTCGAGCCTGATAATCGCCGTTTAAAATGCTGCTTTTTATGTGTGAGCAGGTTCGATTTTCTATAAGGAAAAGTACGATGAATACCGTTTTAACTTTTAAAGAGAAAAGTATTACTCCTTTTTATAAGGGAGATAACAAAATTTGGTTTACAAGTAACTGAATTGCTGGCTTATTCGAAGACAAAATAGGTAACGAATTTATTTACTGTCCTTAATTCAGATTAAAGATTTTTTCCACATCAAATCACTAAAATGAGCTCAATCAAATTACTCAAAACTCGCCACGGTAGCGAGGGTTTTCGTGTGCATTACGAAAATACAGCAGGGCGATTTCACAAAAGTTTTAAAACGCTGGATGCGGCGTGCCGTTTTCTTTTTCTAAGTGAATCCGAGCGGTTTTTTGTCGATGACGGCAAAAGAAAAAGAGCGATGCCGAGACTGGCATCTTCGCAAACTGATTCAATTCTATATAGGCAAAAAAGTCTCACAATGTGAAACGGGGCATTTGCGGAAAAGTTCGCTCGATACGATTAAACATGCGTTATTTTCGATTGACGAAACGTTGCAGTCAAAATTGGCGTTGCATATTCGCCCGCGTGAATTTAATGGCTTACCTGAGAATAGCCTTAAATATCTGCATTCTGCCTATTTGCTGTTAAAAGAAATGCGGAATATTGGCGTGAGTCCAATTCCAAAACTGAAAAAGAAAGTCGAAAAGCCTATTTTCATTCCTGCTTTTGAGAATGTGGATAGGATGATCGAAGTTGCGCCCGTCAGAGAAAAGATAGCCTTCATCTTGGCGTCGGTGATTGGGCTTCGGATAAGTGAAATACTGGCATTGGACTATAGCGATATTCAAGGGGAGTATTTGAATATCTCAAAACATGTCACACGAAACGGTGTTATTGAAGGTTTAAAAGCGGACGTTCAACGATTGTTGCCTATACCAAAAGCATTATTGGATTTATTGGATAAAACCAAACTTAGTTTAAATGAGCCTTTAATCACCAGTCAATCAGGGAAAAGGTTGTCATTAAATTACAGTACGACAGGAATCGTTAAGGAATTACTGGAAAAATACCGGATTGGGAAATTTCACAACTTACGGCATTTTGCTGCGGTACGTCTTATCAAAAAACACAATGATATTCACGTTATTTCTAAAATGTTGGGTCACAAAAACATTGAGACGACGTCAAATATTTATGGGCGATTTTCAGGGTCAATTTTCGAGTTAAATTTTTAACATTTGCGTTTATTTTTTAACCATTAAGGTAAATGGGGTTAAATCCTTACTTTTTTGCTATCAAAGGGATTCAGCAGGATAAATCACAGAATAGCCAAAAACGTCTATTTCCGCATTTTTTTTAATCCTATTTCCGCAGTGGATAACTCACTTAACTTAAACACCCGATTAAAATTTTTCTCTACGGTTTCCGCAAAATCTGTCCGCACCCAAAATGCGGATTCTCTGGTTTGTTGCACAAATGTTAAATTAATTGAAGGTAAGTCATGCCAGCGAGAATAGTTTTTAAGAAAAACTACATTGATTTTGTCCGTGATGTAGCGCTAGCGAATGGCAAAGTTTCTAATCGAATGATCGCAAAACGTCTTGCTATCGATGAGAAAACTATCAGAAATTGGAGGCGTGAGTATTATGATTTTGATAGGGCTTTTGGTGAAGCTCTATCGATGATTAGAGAAAAGATAATAAAAACGGCGGTAAAAAACCTTGATGTCAGAAAAATGAAAACTATCAATAAGACCCCTGACGGTGAAAGCGAAAGTATCAAGGAAATACACCCTACCCACAATGATATTGCCGTTTTTGAGAAGATTGGATTAAGTAGTGTGATTATGTCTCAGGAAGAAGAAAAAATATGTTATTTGCAAACAATTCTAGAACGAAAGAATTCAGGGGAAATTACTCCGCTTCAAGCTGGTCAACTTATTGAGATAGAAGGTATACCCGTCCCTAACACGCTATTGCTAGAAATCAAACAAGCATCGGGACTTGATGAATCACAAGATATTTTCCCTTCTGTCATTCAAGTTATCGGTGGAAAATTTAAACATGATGAAAATAGCAACCGTTAAAATTCCTCCAAAACTCGTTAAGGTTTTTAACCGTTGTGCTCGTTATCGTTGCGCTTACGGTGGGCGAGGAAGTGGAAAAACCCGTACCTTTGCGTTGATGTTGGCGGTTAATGCTTTTAATGCAGCAAGGGTGGGCAAAAAAGGCGTGATACTTTGTGCCCGTGAATTCATGAACTCACTTGAAGACTCGAGTATGCAGGAAGTGAAACAGGCAATACAAAGCGTCAGTTGGCTTAATCCTTTTTTTGATATTGGTGAAAGATATATTCGTACCAAAGACAAGCGGGTTTCTTTTGTATTTTGTGGATTAAGGCATAACTTGGATAGCCTAAAATCAAAATCATCAATTTTGTTCTGCTGGATAGATGAGGCTGAAAACGTACCAGAGTACGCATGGCAAAAATTAATCCCTACGGTGCGAGAAGAAGGCTCTGAAATTTGGGTGACGTGGAATCCTGAGCGAAAAGGGAGCGCAACCGATGTTCGCTTCAGACAGAAAAAACCAAGTAACTGTATTTCGGTTGATCTTAACTACAATGACAATCCGTGGTTTCCTAATGTTTTGGAGGAAGACCGGAAAAACGACCGGATCCGGCTTGATGCCAATACCTATGCGTGGATTTGGGAAGGGGCTTATTTGGAAAATTCCAATAAGCAAGTATTGAACGGCAAATATGATGTTGTTGAGTTTGATGATGATCTCTGGAAAAAAGCAGACCGATTGTTGTTTGGAGCCGATTTTGGATTTTCGAATGACCCTAGCACCCTGATACGTAGTTTCATCCTTGGTGACTGTCTGTACGTTGAATACGAAGCCTACAAGGTTGGCGTGGAATTGGACGCACTACCTCAATTCTATCAAGCGATACCGGAAACAAGACGTTGGCCAATTAAAGCAGACAACAGCAGACCAGAGACTATCAGCTACTTAAAACGACAGGGCTTTAATATTGCTCCGGCATCTAAATGGAATGGTAGCGTAGAAGACGGCATCGCGCACCTACGAGGCTTCAAAAAAATCATTATTCACCCGCGTTGCAAACACACAATTGAAGAAGCGCGGCTATATTCGTACAAAATTGACCGTAATACGGGTGATGTTCTGCCTGTCATTGTTGATGCTCACAATCACTGTTGGGACGCAGTGCGTTATTCTTTGGACGGGTATATCAAAGGCTCAGTCTCTTTTCTGGATACGCTATAGTGTATTACTGGAAGTACAAAAACGTTCGGTTTCGGACATCATCCAAAACACCTGTACAAAAATAGGTAAATTATGTTCCGTACAGGTGTTTTAATTCGTACATCAATTTCGGTCAGTTATTTGACGGCTTCTTTCAAAGTCTTACCCGCTTTAAAACTCGGTACGTTTGCAGCAGCAATTTTAAGTGTCTCGCCCGTTTTAGGATTACGTCCATCTCTGGCTGCGCGTTGCTTAACTTGAAAGTTGCCAAAGCCAACGAGTTGTACTTCATCTCCTGCCTTTAGCGTTTCTGTCACGGTTTCAATGAAAGTGTTCAGTGCTTTCTCTGAATCTTTTTTTGTTAAGTTGGTTTTTTCAGCGATTTGATTAATGACTTCTGTTTTGTTCATGTTGTGCCTGAATTAATGGATAAGTCAATTCTAGAGATGCTAGCGGTAGTAACTGGGTAGTGCAATGTTTCAGTGTTAATTAACTCAAAAAAATCTTTTTTATTAAAATCCCGCCGCTCGCCGCCAGTCTGTGACCGAGCGTAGCGAGTGAACAGACGAGGAAGCGGAATATCACAATTGCAAAAGAGAAATACGGTCACTCAGTAGTCACCTATTTTTGGGTTTAGGGTTTTGTTAGAAAAAAAAGTTATCCACAGACTCAAGAGGGTAAAACCTGATTAAAAGATTAGTTATGTATAAGTTAAACAAGTTAAAGGATTTTTTTGTGTAAGTATATGAAATACAATAAATTTTACTACTTGTTGGTTTTTAAAAGCCGATTCAAAAGTTTTTAAAAGCCGAATGATTTTTACGTTATCCACATCTTGGAGCGGTGTTTTTTCTTGTTTTGGTTTTTAAAAGCCGAATAGCGAAACGGCTAGATGTTACTAGCATCTAACCGTCTCTGACTAACAACCCTAGGATAGATAGGATTGAAGCTATGGCAGATCATACAAGTAATCAGAGAGTAAGTAACTTGAAAACATTACGACCCCGTAAACATGAACTGGAATTTTTTATTGCTGATGAAGTGGAAATTTCAAGTTTTAGAGATGAAATTGCTAGCATGGAACATCCATTTTTTGCCATGAAAGGAGGAGATACCAAGGTTAGAGAATATAAAAATGGCAATGTAACTTTGATGGTTAGTCCTCCATCTGTAATTGGACTAGCAACAATTTTTGATAAAGATATATGGATTTATAGTATATCAAAGTTACAGGAAGCGATGAATAATCATGAAGAAATAAGCAGAACAGTTTGTTTTACACCATATGATTTTTTTGTCACGACCAACAGAGATAAAAGTGGTAGAGCATACGATGATTTAAGAAAGGCATTAGCTCGTCTTGCAGGTACTAGAATCGAAACAAATATCATATACTCTGATGATTCTAGGAAAACAGAAAACTTTGGACTGATTGATAAATGGTTTTTTTTAGAAGAAAAAAAAGGCAAGTTGGATATCGGGATGGTAGAGGTAACGCTACCTGACTGGCTCTACCAGGCTTTACATAAAAAGAAAATGCTAAAAATCAGTCACGATTACTTCCGTATCAGAAAAGCAATAGACAGGCGACTTTATGAAATTGCTCGTAAGCATTGTGGTAATCAGGGGGAGTTTACGATATCCCTTGAAAAATTGCATTTAAAAACAGGAAGCACTGCATTGTTGAAAATGTTCAGACATAACATTAAGCAACTGGCTAAAGCGAATGACTTACCTGATTACAGTGTTCGTTACGATTCAAAAGTGGATATGGTGATTTTTAATAACCGTAATCTGACGGCGGAACAGGAAAAGAAAGAGCAACAAAGGGAAAAAGGTAAGCGTGAGATTTATAAGTTAAAAAATTCACTGGCAGCTAAGCGAGGTGGAAAATGAAAAATAATAAGTAATTATGTTATCTTGATGGTTAGGAAATTGAATCGCTTTTAAAGTGAGTAGCAAAAGCCATCCCTTATTGCAAAAAGGAGATGGGGATCGATTTATTGTGTTTAGTGCCAGTTAACATTTCCTCAGAGAGTGTAATTTCTAACCTGATTTCCTTATTTTAGACACATTGATCCTGCGTTTAGCTGCGTAACCATCGCTTTTTCTCCAGGTTATGCAGTCTTTCTGACAACAATTCCGTTGCTTTTTTACCCATTTGCGCCCCGGTGAAAAGCAGCCTGTCGCCACACAGAATACATTTGTACGGATCGGTACGCAGAAATCCTTTCATCAGCACAGAAAAACCTGGGTTCTCCGGTTTTTTACGTGCCGTCATCTCAAGTGCCTTATACACTTTCGGCAATAGTTTTCCCCGTTTACGATTCGACAAAAAACCAGAGTAACGCACCATTTTAAAATGCCTGGCCGGAATATGGCTTATATAGCGTCTAATCATCTCTTCCTGCGGCAGAGTCTGCTGCCGATGCTGGCCAGTTCGGTGGTCATGGTAGTGATGAACAACGGTACCCCCTCGGTAATGCCGCAGTTTTGACGCAGATACCGGTGGGCGTTTAAGGTAGCGACCGAGGTACTTAACACTATGCCATGCCCCTTTCGTTTTTTTAGCAAAGTGCACTTTCCAATAACGTCCGTACTGCGCCCTCAAGTAACGCCGCCAATGTTTTTTGTCACGGATATGGCCAAGACCGGGAAGAAGGCCAGGGTTAATTAAATCATAACTGTGACGCAGTAGTCGGATAACAGCCCCCTCGCCAGATTTCTTCGACATCCTTTTTTTTGAAAAACAGCTTTCGCCATACACTATGTTTACTATCCAAACCCCCTCGAGTGACGGAAACATGAACATGCGGATGTTGATTGAGTTGCCGGCCATAAGTATGCAAGGCACAGAAAATACCAATTTCGATACCCTGTTTGCGAGCCAACTGCAGCATAGCTCGAGTGGCTGCCCGAAACAGAGCATTAAGTAGCGGCCAGTTATTGTTAAAAAAAGGCCAAAGGAGATGTGGCATGGTGAAAGTAATGTGTTGCCAGTCGCAGTCGGGTAAAATATGAACCTGCTGTGCTAACCACTGCTCGGTGGCTTTAAAGCCACATGAACTGCAGGCTTTTGACTTACAGCTTTGGCAGAAAAAACGGCTGTGAGAACAATCAGACGAAGCGCAACAATAGCGCCGGACACCCATGGCACAAGTGCCGCAGGCAAGCATGCGCTCCACAGATAAACTCGTCCACGAACTAACGCTATCGCCGTATTTTTCGAGGAATTTATTCCAACCGTCATCAATGGTGAAAAGTAGTTTAGCAGGACGAGGGATATACATCTGACTCAATTACCTTATGGGCATCTTGCCAAAGAAACAGAAATTGTCAGATTCGTCAGCCCAGTTATCGGTGTGTTTATCCCAGGGTTCAAAGGAAACAGGGATTATTCCTAGCTCCGTATAGGTGATGAATTCATCGGCAGGCAGACTTTCAGTTATTCCCCCCTCAGTGTAGTCGTATCCAGCGTCATCGGCTTGGTCTTGGCGTTGTTCAAAACCCCTGATAATCGTGACTAGCGGCGGGTGTAGTGGTCTAATAAAACTGTAGAGATTTATAGCTTATAATTAAGCAAAATCTTATAGGTATAAATATGACCCGAAAAGTAAAAGTAACCTTTAGCGGAAAGCAAAAACTGGAATATGCAAAACTCATGGTTGAAGGTGGATATAGCAATATCCAAGTTGAAAAAATATCCGGTGCGGGTAAATCTGCCGTATCACGATGGAAGCAACAATATCTTGCCGAGTTAAATGGGAATACGCCTGTAAAATCAAAAGCGTTAACACCCGAGCAACAGCGCATACAAGAATTAGAAGTTCAACTTAAGCGTGCTCAGAGGGATAATGACATATTAAAAAAAGCCGCGGCTTACTTCATCCTCGACAATCAAAACTCAAAATCGTGAAGCAACTGAAAATCATGTACTCCAATTTTACGGTCACTGAGTTATGCCATCTTTTTGAAGTAAGCAGCAGTAGTTTTTATTATGAAACGAAAATACCGACAGTTGAAAATGAAAGACTGTGTGGCGAAATCAAACGTATTTTTTATACATCGGGTCAAATTTATGGCAAAAGACGTATTCAAGCCGAGTTAAAGGGTTTAGGGCACCAAATTGGCACTTATAAAATATCGAACATCATGAAATTAAATCAATTAGTTGCAATTAGACCAACGAAAAAGCACTACTATCACTCATTGGGTAACGAACATCGATATGCCCCTAATTTGCTTAAACGACAATTTTCCCCTGAACAGCATAATCACTATTATGTCGGGGATATCACGTATATTAGACATCACTATGGGTGGAGCTATTTAGCCTGTGTGTTGGATTTAGCCACCAAAGAAATTATTGGTTATGCCTTATCAACAAAACCGGATTCGAAATTAGTGAAAGAAGCCTTAGATAACGCAATTGAACGGCAATTACCGGATACGACAAGTTTGATGTTCCATTCAGATCAAGGTTGCCAATATTCATCGGAGGAGTTTAGGGCGCACCTCTTTGAACGGAAAATAACTCAAAGCATGAGTCGGCGAGGTAATTGCCTCGATAATGCCGTGATGGAAAGATTTTTTAGGAGTTTAAAGACAGAAAGACTTAACCGTTTATCGTTTATGAATCATCAATCTGTTGTCTGTGAAGTTGAAAATTATATTCAGTTTTACAATTATTATCGACGCCATTCAACGATTGGTTATTTAACGCCACATCAAAAATATCATGAACTAAAAAATGCCGCTTAGATCTTCTACAGAATTTGTTGACCATTACACAGCCTGCCTGATTTAACCGGTTTACGCTTTCTGGGAGATTTATTGCGAGCCATCGAGATGAATCCCTGAAAAAAATTAACCTACTGCAGAGTATAAAACAGTACTCAACTCATTAACATCCCCGAAGCAGCACCGCTGCGCCGCTCACGCGTAGCGTGCTACGTTCATGGTTAGGAAATTGAATCGCTTTTAAAGTGAGTAGCAAAAGCCATCCCTTATTGCAAAAAGGAGATGGGGATCGATTTATTGTGTTTAGTGCCAGTTAACATTTCCTCAGAGAGTGTAATTTCTAACCTGATTTCCTTATTTTAGACACATTGATCCTGCGTTTAGCTGCGTAACCATCGCTTTTTCTCCAGGTTATGCAGTCTTTCTGACAACAATTCCGTTGCTTTTTTACCCATTTGCGCCCCGGTGAAAAGCAGCCTGTCGCCACACAGAATACATTTGTACGGATCGGTACGCAGAAATCCTTTCATCAGCACAGAAAAACCTGGGTTCTCCGGTTTTTTACGTGCCGTCATCTCAAGTGCCTTATACACTTTCGGCAATAGTTTTCCTCGTTTACGATTCGACAAAAAACCAGAGTAACGCACCATTTTAAAATGCCTGGCCGGAATATGGCTTATATAGCGTCTAATCATCTCTTCCTGCGGCAGAGTCTGCTGCCGATGCTGGCCAGTTCGGTGGTCATGGTAGTGATGAACAACGGCACCCCCTCGGTAATGCCGCAGTTTTGACGCAGATACCGGTGGGCGTTTAAGGTAGCGACCGAGGTACTTAACACTATGCCATGCCCCTTTCGTTTTTTTAGCAAAGTGCACTTTCCAATAACGTCCGTACTGCGCCCTCAAGTAACGCCGCCAATGTTTTTTGTCACGGATATGGCCAAGACCGGGAAGAAGGCCAGGGTTAATTAAATCATAACTGTGACGCAGTAGTCGGATAACAGCCCCTCGCCAGATTTCTTCGACATCCTTTTTTTTGAAAAACAGCTTTCGCCATACACTATGTTTACTATCCAAACCCCCTCGAGTGACGGAAACATGAACATGCGGATGTTGATTGAGTTGCCGGCCATAAGTATGCAAGGCACAGAAAATACCAATTTCGATACCCTGTTTGCGAGCCAACTGCAGCATAGCTCGAGTGGCTGCCCGAAACAGAGCATTAAGTAGCGGCCAGTTATTGTTAAAAAAAGGCCAAAGGAGATGTGGCATGGTGAAAGTAATGTGTTGCCAGTCGCAGTCGGGTAAAATATGAACCTGCTGTGCTAACCACTGCTCGGTGGCTTTAAAGCCACATGAACTGCAGGCTTTTGACTTACAGCTTTGGCAGAAAAAACGGCTGTGAGAACAATCAGACGAAGCGCAACAATAGCGCCGGACACCCATGGCACAAGTGCCGCAGGCAAGCATGCGCTCCACAGATAAACTCGTCCACGAACTAACGCTATCGCCGTATTTTTCGAGGAATTTATTCCAACCGTCATCAATGGTGAAAAGTAGTTTAGCAGGACGAGGGATATACATCTGACTCAATTACCTTATGGGCATCTTGCCAAAGAAACAGAAATTGTCAGATTCGTCAGCCCAGTTATCGGTGTGTTTATCCCAGGGTTCAAAGGAAACAGGGATTATTCCCAGCTCCGTATAGGTGATGAATTCATCGGCAGGCAGACTTTCAGTTATTCCCCCCTCAGTGTAGTCGTATCCAGCGTCATCGGCTTGGTCTTGGCGTTGTTCAAAACTCCTGATAATCGTGACTAGCGGCGGGTAATACTGCGTGTCGAGAAAAAATTGGGGGCCGAGTCGGACGCAGTGGCGTATGGCTTCTTTTAGGGTGTCATAAAAAAATTCAGGCGGTCTGTCATCATCATTTTCGGGTGGGAGAGAGATCATAAAACGTTTCAGATAAACAGGCGTTGTGGCACGTGAAGTGACGGGCAGCCTGCCTGATTTAACCGGTTTACGCTTTCTGGGAGATTTATTGCGAGCCATCGAGATGAATCCCTGAAAAAAATTAACCTACTGCAGAGTATAAAACAGTACTCAACTCATTAACATCCCCGAAGCAGCACCGCTGCGCCGCTCACGCGTAGCGTGCTACGTTCATGGTTAGGAAATTGAATCGCTTTTAAAGTGAGTAGCAAAAGCCATCCCTTATTGCAAAAAGGAGATGGGGATCGATTTATTGTGTTTAGTGCCAGTTAACATTTCCTCAGAGAGTGTAATTTCTAACCTGATTTCCTTATTTTAGACACATTGATCCTGCGTTTAGCTGCGTAACCATCGCTTTTTCTCCAGGTTATGCAGTCTTTCTGACAACAATTCCGTTGCTTTTTTACCCATTTGCGCCCCGGTGAAAAGCAGCCTGTCGCCACACAGAATACATTTGTACGGATCGGTACGCAGAAATCCTTTCATCAGCACAGAAAAACCTGGGTTCTCCGGTTTTTTACGTGCCGTCATCTCAAGTGCCTTATACACTTTCGGCAATAGTTTTCCTCGTTTACGATTCGACAAAAAACCAGAGTAACGCACCATTTTAAAATGCCTGGCCGGAATATGGCTTATATAGCGTCTAATCATCTCTTCCTGCGGCAGAGTCTGCTGCCGATGCTGGCCAGTTCGGTGGTCATGGTAGTGATGAACAACGGCACCCCCTCGGTAATGCCGCAGTTTTGACGCAGATACCGGTGGGCGTTTAAGGTAGCGACCGAGGTACTTAACACTATGCCATGCCCCTTTCGTTTTTTTAGCAAAGTGCACTTTCCAATAACGTCCGTACTGCGCCCTCAAGTAACGCCGCCAATGTTTTTTGTCACGGATATGGCCAAGACCGGGAAGAAGGCCAGGGTTAATTAAATCATAACTGTGACGCAGTAGTCGGATAACAGCCCCTCGCCAGATTTCTTCGACATCCTTTTTTTTGAAAAACAGCTTTCGCCATACACTATGTTTACTATCCAAACCCCCTCGAGTGACGGAAACATGAACATGCGGATGTTGATTGAGTTGCCGGCCATAAGTATGCAAGGCACAGAAAATACCAATTTCGATACCCTGTTTGCGAGCCAACTGCAGCATAGCTCGAGTGGCTGCCCGAAACAGAGCATTAAGTAGCGGCCAGTTATTGTTAAAAAAAGGCCAAAGGAGATGTGGCATGGTGAAAGTAATGTGTTGCCAGTCGCAGTCGGGTAAAATATGAACCTGCTGTGCTAACCACTGCTCGGTGGCTTTAAAGCCACATGAACTGCAGGCTTTTGACTTACAGCTTTGGCAGAAAAAACGGCTGTGAGAACAATCAGACGAAGCGCAACAATAGCGCCGGACACCCATGGCACAAGTGCCGCAGGCAAGCATGCGCTCCACAGATAAACTCGTCCACGAACTAACGCTATCGCCGTATTTTTCGAGGAATTTATTCCAACCGTCATCAATGGTGAAAAGTAGTTTAGCAGGACGAGGGATATACATCTGACTCAATTACCTTATGGGCATCTTGCCAAAGAAACAGAAATTGTCAGATTCGTCAGCCCAGTTATCGGTGTGTTTATCCCAGGGTTCAAAGGAAACAGGGATTATTCCTAGCTCCGTATAGGTGATGAATTCATCGGCAGGCAGACTTTCAGTTATTACCCCCTCAGTGTAGTCGTATCCAGCGTCATCGGCTTGGTCTTGGCGTTGTTCAAAACCCCTGATAATCGTGACTAGCGGCGGGTAATACTGCGTGTCGAGAAAAAATTGGGGGCCGAGTCGGACGCAGTGGCGTATGGCTTCTTTTAGGGTGTCATAAAAAAATTCAGGCGGTCTGTCATCATCATTTTCGGGTGGGAGAGAGATCATAAAACGTTTCGGATAAACAGGCGCTGTGGCACGTGAAGTGACGGGCAGCCTGCCTGATTTAACCGGTTTACGCTTTCTGGGAGATTTATTGCGAGCCATCGAGATGAATCCCTGAAAAAAATTAACCTACTGCAGAGTATAAAACAGTACTCAACTCATTAACATCCCCGAAGCAGCACCGCTGCGCCGCTCACGCGTAGCGTGCTACGTTCATCAATGGTTAAAAAAGGGCTTAAATATCCCCCCAAAGAAGAGATGCTGTCATTGGGGGAGCTTGAAGCAGAGCTTTTTTAATCGTCTAACAATAGAGTAAATCGCTTATGAATATGATATATTAGGGTGAAAAAACATGAACATGGATAGTAAGTGCATAAAAAAGAAAAGTTATCACTATTTTTACTTCACCCTCGTTACTGGTTAACGTGGTTTGGATTATCAGTCCTTTTTCTATTAGTACAACTACCTTATCCATTACTTGTACGGCTGGGTTCAACGATTGGTAGTTTATCTGGATTCTTCTTAAATCGCAGAAAAGCAATAGCGCGCAGAAATATAGAATTATGCTTTCCTCTTATTTCATTAAATAAAAGAGAAGAACTTATTAAAGATGTTTTTTCTTCGTTAGGAATAGCATTACTTGAGACTGGAATAGCATGGTTCTGGCCTGACAGACGCGTAAGAAAACTATTTACTGTGCATGGAATAACTCACTTACAGAAGGTAACAACAGAGAAGCGCGGCGTCATGGTTATTGGTATACATTTCATGTCGCTAGAACTTGGCGGCAGAATTACAGGATTATGCCAACCGATGATGGCTATGTATCGACCGCACAACAACAAGGTGATGGAATGGGTACAAACCAAGGGACGAATGCGTTCAAATAAGGCAATGATTAATAGAAAAAATTTAAGGGAGATGGTAAAAGCACTAAAAAGTGGGGAATGTGTCTGGTTTGCACCAGACCAAGATTATGGCCCTAAAGGTAGTGTCTTTGCACCTTTCTTTTCTGTTAAAAACGCAGCGACAACAAACGGGACATTTGTATTATCAAAGTTAGCGGAACCAGCTATGTTAACAATAGTACTGATACGCAATAAGGATAAGGATGGATATCGTTTGATAATAGGTGAAGAATTAACTAATTATCCGAAAGATGATAAAGTGGCCGCCGCAGCCTATATGAATAAAGTGGTGGAAAAAGAAATATTACGAGCACCAGAACAGTATCTTTGGTTACACCGTAGATTTAAAACCCGCCCTCAAGGTGAAGATTCCATTTATTGAAAAACAACATCTGAATTAAATTGTAGTAGCTCAAACTAGATCTGACAGTTACCGGTTATTTATACAGTATCTGTCAGGCCAAATTTGATTTAAATCTTTTTCTCTCCAAATTTGTTTTCCATCGTGTAAAGTTGCCATGGGTGTTCGACCGCAACACATTTTTCCTTGATGGTTAGGAATCTCAATCAATACAGTAAGGCATTAATGGAGGTGTTTTGAACTTAATATTTCTATTAAATTCTGACAGTTTTCTCGTTGATTAACCATGAGAACAGTAATTCGGTTAAATTATCATCTAAAAGCCTAATAATAGGCACACTGCTCCTAGGCTGCGGTTTGTAACCATCGTTTTTTGACCATTTTATCCCGCCTTTCTGACAGTAAAGTGACGGCGTGTATTCCTTTTTCCGCACTCATAAACCGCAATCGGTTTCCACATAAAATACATTGGTACGGGTCAGTGTCAACGATCACCGAAAACTGATCCACTTTTTATCTAAATCCGATCAATCAAAATTGATCCACTGTTTTACTCAGTTATTGCTCCTGAGCGCCGCTTATCTTTCAATCGGTAGCTTTCACCGCTTAATTGCAGTACATGCGAATGATGAAGTAAACGATCAAGCATAGCGGCAGTTAATGTTGCGTCATCAGCAAAAGCACTTGGCCATTGCCCAAATGATAGGTTACTCGTCAATATGACACTGCCATGCTCATAACGCTTGGCAATCACATTGAAAAACAGGTTTGCTTCTTCTCGCCCAAACGGTAGGTATCCAATCTCATCGATAATCAACAACTTCGGGGCCATCACCGAACGTGATAGATATTGTTTGAGCTTATTTTGTCGTTTGGCAGTTGAGAGTTGCAACATCAGTTCAGCTGCCGTGGTAAAGCGGGTTTTCTTCTTGGCCTGTACTGCTTTTAATCCTAACCCAATAGCTAAATGCGTTTTGCCTACACCGCTTGGGCCAAGCAACACGACATTTTCATTACGTTCAATAAACGTTAATGCGCTTAATTCCTGTATGTGTTGTTTGGGGATCCCCGTTGCAAACTTAAAATCGAACGTATTAAGTTCTTTATGTGCTGGGAATCCTGCCATCCGACTCAAAAGATTACGAGTTCGTTCATCTCGTTGTTGTTGCTCACATTTTAACAGGGACAGTAAAAACTCTCCGTAGCTTTTGTCTTGGGCAATGCATTTTTCGGCAAGTGATGACCAATGAGTCGGAATAGAATTTAATTTCAATGACTCACACAGGTGTTCAATTTGTTCATGCAATAACATGTTCACCTCCCAGTAATGCTTCGTATACGCTGATTGAGTGTTGCAAACTGACAGATTCAAGGGGCGGTACGATAGGGATATTAAGCGTATTAGTCTGTGGGATAGATTGGCAAACCCTTGCTGGTAAGGGTAGAAGAGACTTAACTTCCTTAGCTAATCTATCTGCTGGCTTCTCTAACGTTGTTCCATGAATTCGCTGATGGGCAACGCGTTGTAACCATGGACCCACTTTTGCATTAGCTATTTCAATATCCAGTTCAAGATTATGAGCACGAAGGTCGGTGTTTAATGGCACGATAAAGCTGTTTTTTAAATAGTGGTTAAAGCGCTCTACTTTCCCTTTCGTTTTTGCCCTGTAGGGCTTGCAAGCCTTCAATTTAAACCCGTAATCTTTCGACATTTGAAGCATTTCGACATGTAATTTATGATCACCTTCTGCATAAGCATCCCGTTCGATGATGAGGGATTTTGCGTTATCACACAATACTTCCTGTGGTACACCACCAAAGTAGTCGAAAGCTTCTCTTAAACCTTGCTGCCACGATTCTGCTCGTTCATTATCAAAGAACTTTACATAACTCGCACGCGAATAGCCTAGCGTTGCAACAAACGCTTTCAGCGATTTTTTACCTCGCCGGATGCTGGTGAAGTCGATTTGCATTTGTTGACCTGGCTGTGTTTCAAAACGGACGACTACTTCGGGAACAATGCTTGGTTTAAATTGACAAACAAATCGGCGTAATTGAGCAATACCACCTTGATAGCCGTTTTCAACTACCTTATCAAATAAGACTGTTGCAGGGATCCAATCAGGTTTAGCCAGTTCAATTCGCTGAAGCAAATAAGGTTTAAAGGGGGATAATTTAGTCGGTTGTTGACTTCTTTTAGCATAAGTTGGCATTGTCTGTTGTTGTAAATGATGTTTTACGGTGTTACGGGATATACCCAACTCACTGGCAATTTTTCGAAGGCTTTGTCCTTGTGCAAAGCGAACATGAATATCCACAAATATCTCCTTGGTTAACATAAATTATCCGTACAAAAATGTGCGAATAATACCAAGTGGATCAGTTTTAGATGATCGTTAGTGGATCAGTTTTGCATGATCGGTGACAATGGCAACTACTCTCTGTCGAAAAGATGCTCGCCTGCAGCACCTGCGCTATGGGCGTTCGCCGTTATTGCTGTTCTTCACCTGAATGCTCTCATTCACGCTTCTTTTGTCAAACCTGTAAATCCAAAGCCTGCAGTGCGTGTGGCCTCAAAGGCACCGAACAGTGGATTGCCCAGCAGCGCCATATTTTGCCGGATTGCGAATGGCAACATATTACCCTCACTATGCCTCACCTACTTTGGCCTTTTTTTAACAATAACTGGTACTTGCTCAACCAACTCTTTCGCTGTGCAACCCGCGCCATACTCAAACACGCCAAGCGCCAAGGCCTCGAAATTGGCATTTTTTGTGCGCTGCATACTTACGGTCGCCAACTCAATCAACATCCGCATATTCATTTATCCGTCACGCGTGGGGGACTCACTCAATATGACACCTGGAAACCGATTTTCTTTAAAAAGAAAGACGTTGAAAAGGTCTGGCGCAGTGCGGTCATTCGACTCCTTAGGGATAACTATTTTCAGTTACAACCCAATAAATTGCCTGGCTTCGGGCACATTCGCAATTATCAGACCTGGTGCCGTTACCTTAATGCCCAGTTTCAACGTTATTGGAAAGTACATTTTGCCAAAAAGACACGCGGGGCCTGGCATAATGTGAAATATCTGGGCCGTTATCTTAAACGTCCCCCTATCTCCGCTTCTCAATTGAAACACTACAGCGGCGGCACCGTGGTTCATCATTACTATGACCACCACAGCCAACAATACAGACGACAGACCTTATCCCAAGAAGAAATGATACGGCGTTATGTCAGTCATATCCCTGCGCGACATTTTAAGATGATCCGTTATTACGGTTTTTTAGCCAATCGCAAACGCGGGTGCTTATTACCGAAGGTGTATGAGGCGTTAGACATGATATCTCCTAATGTGCCTGAAAAACCTGGGTTTGGGGCCCTTATCAAAGGTTTTTTAAATACTGACCCGTACCAATGTATTTTATGTGGAAACCGATTGCGGTTTATGAGTGCGGAAAAAGGAATACACGCCGTCACTTTACTGTCAGAAAGGCGGGATAAAATGGTCAAAAAACGATGGTTACAAACCGCAGCCTAGGAGCAGTGTGCCTATTATTAGGCTTTTAGATGATAATTTAACCGAATTACTGTTCTCATGGTTAATCAACGAGAAAACTGTCAGAATTTAATAGAAATATTGAGTTCAAAACACCTCCATTAATGCCTTACTGTATTGATTGAGATTCCTAACCATCAAGTTGCTCATTTCAGAATCAGTTAAACCCGTAAATTTCATCACCGATTGCGTATCCATCCCTGTCATTAGCGTTTGTTTTGCAATCTCAACGATAAATATCTTTTCTGTGACCAATATCTATTATTAGAATAATTAATTCTTTATCTTGAATATTTACCACAATTCGATAATTCCCGACCCGATAACGCCATAAACCTTTTTTTTCTCCATTTAAAGATTTTCCATAAATTCTTGGGTTTTTGGTGTTAATTAGGTTTTTATTTATCCAAGATAAAATAAATAATTGGTCTGATTTACTGATTCCTTTTAAAGTTTTTACAATATTTTTATGATATTTAACTGTGTACATCATCAAGACCTAAATCAGAGATTAGCTCATCATGATTAATAACATCATCATCAGTCATTTCTTTCATAATTTTATTTGCGCGCTGATAAAGCTTGATATCAATTTCATTTTCAATACGTTCAAGCGCTGACTGTCTTAACAGATTTGAAACAGAAATACCGTTAAAATCTGCAAAATCTTTCAGCAATTCTTTATCTTGTTTGGATATTCTAATGGTTAAATTTTCCATTTACTCACCTATAATGCAAGTGCATTGCAAATACATTATAGGTTAGTGATAACATTTAAGTCAATGACTGGGACTAAATCGGTATTGTTTTCTCTTTTCAAGTACCACGCCCATCTCTTTAGCTTTCCTCTCGGCCTCAAAAAATCCGTGGACGATTTCACCGTCTGGAAATCGCCAAGCGTCGCCTGTGCCGTTGGCCAGCCTTGCGATCCACACTTCGCTATCTTTTTTGGCTGGAATTAACCGCTTTTTGCTAACTTTAATTTTCTCTCTGAGTTGTATTTTTTCGTCCTCAGACAACTCGGCGGACAATACTGTACAATACTCAACGATTTCAGCAAGGTTTTTTTCGTCGGTGGCATCGTCGAGGGCAATTAATGCGGCTTCCAGTTTTGGATGGGTTGCTGGTTGTGTTTCTGTTGGTGCTTCTATCACCGTTTCTGCTTTTTGACGCTGTTTTTCGTTTCGTTCGCGCAGAACATCCCTCAGTGATAGCCGTTTAAACGAAGCAGGAGCCATTCTAAGCGGTTTTTCTGTTGAATTTACATCCTTCGTATACCTCAAGCATCAAAAATAGCTCAGAAGCGCAAGGAAGCCGTCTAGCGAGGCGATGAATCACTGTCTTGAGTGCCATTCTATCAAACCACTTCACCCACGGACTTGAGTCGTATTTTGCGCTTTGTACCGTATCCCGTATTTTTTCCACGTCAGCACGACTCATCACTTCGACAACGAGTTCACCACTATTAAGTTTGGCGAAGGCATAGACTTTCACTATCTCATCACCGTCAACAAACGACGGACGATGCGTTAAATGCTCGCCATTTTCGTCAATCACATATTCAAACTCGTCTTGAGCATAAACCACTTTTGCAATGATATTAGCTACCTGACCGGATTGACGGGCACGTTTGATAACACCGTCCACCATCGGCATATAGACGGCTTTTTGTTTGCGAACGTAGCACGCTACGCGTGAGCGGCGCAGCGGTGCTGCTTCGGGGATGTTAATGAGTTGAGTACTGTTTTATACTCTGCAGTAGGTTAATTTTTTTCAGGGATTCATCTCGATGGCTCGCAATAAATCTCCCAGAAAGCGTAAACCGGTTAAATCAGGCAGGCTGCCCGTCACTTCACGTGCCACAACGCCTGTTTATCTGAAACGTTTTATGATCTCTCTCCCACCCGAAAATGATGATGACAGACCGCCTGAATTTTTTTATGACACCCTAAAAGAAGCCATACGCCACTGCGTCCGACTCGGCCCCCAATTTTTTCTCGACACGCAGTATTACCCGCCGCTAGTCACGATTATCAGGAGTTTTGAACAACGCCAAGACCAAGCCGATGACGCTGGATACGACTACACTGAGGGGGGAATAACTGAAAGTCTGCCTGCCGATGAATTCATCACCTATACGGAGCTGGGAATAATCCCTGTTTCCTTTGAACCCTGGGATAAACACACCGATAACTGGGCTGACGAATCTGACAATTTCTGTTTCTTTGGCAAGATGCCCATAAGGTAATTGAGTCAGATGTATATCCCTCGTCCTGCTAAACTACTTTTCACCATTGATGACGGTTGGAATAAATTCCTCGAAAAATACGGCGATAGCGTTAGTTCGTGGACGAGTTTATCTGTGGAGCGCATGCTTGCCTGCGGCACTTGTGCCATGGGTGTCCGGCGCTATTGTTGCGCTTCGTCTGATTGTTCTCACAGCCGTTTTTTCTGCCAAAGCTGTAAGTCAAAAGCCTGCAGTTCATGTGGCTTTAAAGCCACCGAGCAGTGGTTAGCACAGCAGGTTCATATTTTACCCGACTGCGACTGGCAACACATTACTTTCACCATGCCACATCTCCTTTGGCCTTTTTTTAACAATAACTGGCCGCTACTTAATGCTCTGTTTCGGGCAGCCACTCGAGCTATGCTGCAGTTGGCTCGCAAACAGGGTATCGAAATTGGTATTTTCTGTGCCTTGCATACTTATGGCCGGCAACTCAATCAACATCCGCATGTTCATGTTTCCGTCACTCGAGGGGGTTTGGATAGTAAACATAGTGTATGGCGAAAGCTGTTTTTCAAAAAAAAGGATGTCGAAGAAATCTGGCGAGGGGCTGTTATCCGACTACTGCGTCACAGTTATGATTTAATTAACCCTGGCCTTCTTCCCGGTCTTGGCCATATCCGTGACAAAAAACATTGGCGGCGTTACTTGAGGGCGCAGTACGGACGTTATTGGAAAGTGCACTTTGCTAAAAAAACGAAAGGGGCATGGCATAGTGTTAAGTACCTCGGTCGCTACCTTAAACGCCCACCGGTATCTGCGTCAAAACTGCGGCATTACCGAGGGGGTGCCGTTGTTCATCACTACCATGACCACCGAACTGGCCAGCATCGGCAGCAGACTCTGCCGCAGGAAGAGATGATTAGACGCTATATAAGCCATATTCCGGCCAGGCATTTTAAAATGGTGCGTTACTCTGGTTTTTTGTCGAATCGTAAACGAGGAAAACTATTGCCGAAAGTGTATAAGGCACTTGAGATGACGGCACGTAAAAAACCGGAGAACCCAGGTTTTTCTGTGCTGATGAAAGGATTTCTGCGTACCGATCCGTACAAATGTATTCTGTGTGGCGACAGGCTGCTTTTCACCGGGGCGCAAATGGGTAAAAAAGCAACGGAATTGTTGTCAGAAAGACTGCATAACCTGGAGAAAAAGCGATGGTTACGCAGCTAAACGCAGGATCAATGTGTCTAAAATAAGGAAATCAGGTTAGAAATTACACTCTCTGAGGAAATGTTAACTGGCACTAAACACAATAAATCGATCCCCATCTCCTTTTTGCAATAAGGGATGGCTTTTGCTACTCACTTTAAAAGCGATTCAATTTCCTAACCATCAAGCTCCTGTTGTGTCCATACAACGGCTTTTGCCCACTGGCAAACAGGCGCTTTGTACATCTCAATGGTGCTATCAATCGTCACCAGCGAGTTGGTTTTGTTGCCGATAATGCCGTCTTTGACAGAGCCCAACACCTCGGTAATACCGTATTCTACGTATTCATCGGCAAAATCCAGTCCTTCGTTGATTGGGATTGCCTCCCCGATATTGATTTCAGGTAACTGTTTTTCCTGTAGCTGCGTGTCACGTTCGGTTAACGCTCCTTGCAACACCGTTTCAAAATAGGCTTCTTCAATTGCCATCGGTTATTCTCCTACCTTTTGTATGAAGCCAAGCGTTATTGCCACGCACTGACTGCCTGAACTGACATTCTCAACCCAATACCCCAAATCAATATTGCCTGTTGCCGTTTTGGAAACTTTGCCAACATCGTCACCTTTTGCGACCACATAAACTTTATCGCCCCGTTTAAAGGTTTCATCTTTTGCCGTTGCTGCCCCAACGCAATCACCGTGGGAAAAATGCCCTATATTGACTTGCTTGTTGTGTGGTGCTTTCTCGCTGTAAATATCCCTCACCACGATACCGTGGATAACATCGGTGGCAGCAGAAATCGGCTTAACACCACCGTCAGGGTTCACCGCCACAAACACGCCGTAGGGTAGGTCAGTCGTGGTGTTGTTTTCTTCGCCCCACACTTTGTCATTGGAGCTTGAGGCGCGATAGATTGTGCCCGCGCGCAAGGTTCCTTTATCGGAATCCCAATTTGTGAATCCAAATGCCATTAGCGACCTCCTAGGCGTTGTGATGCGGATTTAGTGGGTTTTCTATCGCCAAGATTTAATCGTGGCTTATTCTGTTCACGCTGACGATTGATGAGATAGTCATACTTACCGTTAATCGCAGAATCGCCGAGTTTTCTGGCTTCCTGTTGTGTCACCAAACCTTTCGCAATAATCACATTTTCCTTGATTTGCCGTGCGGTTCGGGCATGTCCAATTGCCACATCCCCAAACGTTGACTTCGCTTCGGCTTCCGTTTCGGCTAGCTCTTTTTCAGCTTTCAGTCGGGCGTTTTCTTCCTCCAGTGCTTTGAGTTTTTCCGTCAGTTCTTCAAGCTGCTTTTTCAGCGTCTCAATCAGCGATTTATCATCGGTAACCTCTGTATTTTCAGGCACGGAGGTGATTTCACTGGCTGCATCGCCTTGCTTAACCTCACTGGTAGGTGACGGCGTCACATTCAGACTTTGGGCTTTTCCGATTAATCCCGTTAATATCTCGCCAATTTCTTTGGTGGCTTCATCGGCGGATTCGGTGAGCAACTGAATGTAATCACTCATCTGAATCAATAGAGTATCAAGGGTATCGGGTGTTTCGCCCTCATCCCCCAACGTATGCTGACCCTTAACGGCAGCGAGTTTTGCTTTCATAGACACAGCGCTATCTCCTAGTTTGACATCATGTCCAGAGCGTCCCTCGTCAACAATTGCGACGTGGTCACCTCTGATATGGGTTTTCTTGAAATCAATCCCCGTTGTGCCAGTCGGTTCAATAAACGACTTGTAACCACAACTGAGTTCTTTGATTTGGTAATTTTTAATGGCAGCAATCGCCTCAGCGTCATAAAGGAAAACATCGGCTGAAAGATAATCGCCGTCTTGTTTCACATTCTGCACATGCCCAATAGCGGTTTCCTTCCAGTTATCACTGGTCACCTCGTTATTGGGTGCATGGAAAAAGGTAAGCGGTTTTCCCTCAAACGAGGCGATGGTTTCAGCGTCAAAAAGGTCTTCGGGTAATACCTCAACCTTGTAGCGTTGGGTGGGGAGCAAATTAGGAACATGACTGGAGAGTTCTTTGCCTTCAAATTCCTGTATCCCCACTTTGGCAATTTTGCTCGGGATGCGATAACCCGTTTCCAATTGCTGTGCGCCCTTAATATCAATAGGCAATCGGTTATTGCCGTTCATCGTTCAATCCTTCTATGCTTTGTAAAATTACTTTGCTAACGCAGCGACAGTTAAAATCTTGCGAAGGGTGAAGTTCCACGCCCCCAATCCGTTTTCGTTTTTCCCACTGCTTGGTTTTTTCGTTGAAATACACGCTTGGGTCATCAAATCGGCAAATGCGATTATTCATCGCTGCATGAGAGGGACGGGTTCCGCCGTTTTTTCGCTTATCCATCACCGCTGACCAGCGATATAACTTAATGCCCAATTTTTGCATTCTGAGATTGGTTAAATCACCCATTGCTTTGCGGCTTTGGTCAATCGCAATCCGCATACCTCGGTTTTGCTGAATATTCAACGCTGCCGTGATTTCCTTTCCGGCGTCGCGCAACGTTTTGTTGCCGCCTATCATCGATTGCACAATTTTTTGTATATGGCTTAATGACTCGGTATGCAATCCTTTAATCAACTGGACGTTTTCGCCAATCATGCCGTTAAAGAAATCCTGCGTTTGTTTGCTGTCCAACACCGCTGCGGGGTTAATTGCAATCACAGACTCAAATTCACGGCTTAACCGTTTTTTGTTATCCGCATTAGTAATGTTGGCAAAATTACGCGCGACCCGTGTTGCAAATGCGCTGATGTCAATCGTTAAAAAACGGTCAACAATGCGGTTAAAGGTTTGGAAGCGTTTTTGGATAGAATTGGGGCTGGCATCGCCAAGATTTTTTTGTTGATTTTCTCTGGCAATTTCTTGCTTAACCACGAGCTTAAAAAGTGAAATAAGATGTTTAACTGAGGCGGCATAATAGACTTCTGCGCGCTTACTCGGATTAATCGGCTTACACTCCCTCCCCGTTAATTTTCCCTTGGGTGGTAAATTCACGGTCATCCTCCTCACTGAGTAGGTTTGCCATCATCGTCACTTCCGGTACGTTTTTCACGTCAACCAGTTCACGACGGTTTAACTCATTGAGCGCGTCTTGTGGCTCAATCACGCCGTGTTCCAGCAACAACATTAATGCCGTGGTCACGGTATTCAGATTAGTGGCAGACTCGGCTTTGTTTTCCGTTTTGATTTGGACAAATTCAAAGGCGACTTCCGTTTCGCTAATGCCATGCTTGGCACAAATGAATTTGTCGAAGAAGTTAATAATCGGGCGCAAACGGGATTCTTGAATTTCGAAAATGGTGTCGTAGTAAGATTGCAAATCTTCCTGTCCGGTGGAAAATCCGGCTGCCCCATCGCCAAACAAAATCGTTTTCGGTCTGTCCATCGCAATCGCCAATCGGTCTTGCGCTTTTGTCCAGATGTCTGAAACATTTGCCAGCGACAACTCTTTTTGCTCATACTGGCTGTCTGCATCCAGCATCAACACGTTGTGTCTTTTCTTGGCTTGCAATACCAATTGCAGCCAGTCGATAATTTCTTTGCCTCTTCCGTTGGTGATCCCCGTGTTCAAATCTTTCAGCAAGAAAATATCGGATTTCATCTCACGCAACATGCCAAGCACTTCATCGTTGACGTAAAGATAACCGAGTAAATCAGAGATAAACGCCAAAATATCGCTTTTACCATCATTGGCTTTTTCATTCGCTCTAACGGTGCTATTGGTAATTTGATTAACGACCGTCAAACAACAACGGGAGTGATGAACAAGTATTTTCTCGGCGCTTTCTAACTCAAACAACAATGGCTTGTTAAAGTACGGACTAAAAATGTTGGTAGCGATTTTGCGAATGCGATACTCGCCTTGCCGGACGACCAAAAAGCCTTTTAACTGTTCGTTGTTCACATTGAGCGGCTTTTCCAGATTTTCTTCGTCGGTCACCGCGATTAACAGACTACCGCCGTAGAGCGAAGCCAGTTTTAACGCCAGTTCTGCGTGCTTTTTGATGTTAAGGCGCTTTTCTTCGCCCGTGAACACATCATTCAGTTGTTCGGTTCGTGCTTCATCATCGCCCGTAAAACGCACGGTACGCCAGTGCTTGATACAGTCGCCTGACGTTTTGTTGATATATTTCCGCACAATTGACACACGCTCATAGAGCCACGCCAAGCCTTTGTCGGTTTCAAAATAGCCCGCACCTGTTATGCCAAGTGCAGCAAAACTAGAGGGTAATGTCGTCGTGGACGCCCCTATCGCATTCACCTCACGCATCAAGTTATCCAATCCGCCATCGGCGAGTTTTTGGGGTGATTTTTTTCGTTTAAGAGAAAGGAACATACAACCTCTTATATTGATTTTTTTATCACCATTTTGTATAGTGTATATATACATTTTACAAGGTGATGTATGATTAAGAATTTTCGTCACAAAGGGATTGAGCGATTTTTTAAAACAGGTGTAACTTCAGGGATTCAAGCTAAACATGCTGTAAAGTTACGAGTGCAATTAACCGCCTTAAACGTCGCAAAAAAACCTTCTGATATGTCAGCCCCAAGCTGGAAGTTGCATCCATTAAAAGGAGAATCGCTAAAAGGTCACTGGGCAATATCTGTTAATGGAAATTGGAGATTAACGTTTAAATTTGAAGGTGAGGACGTGATCCTTGTTGATTATCAAGACTATCATTGAGGTAATTATGACTAGAATGTATAACCCTTCTCATCCAGGAATCGTTTTACGTGAATATTTAAGCCACGTTTCAGTGACTGAGGCAGCAAAAGCATTAGGTGTTACTAGAGTCTCTCTTTCTCGTATATTGAATGGTAATTCAGGTATTTCTGCTGATATGGCTTTAAGACTAGAAAGCGCAATTGGTACAAGTGCTGAAATGTGGATCGAAATGCAAACTCAATATGAACTTTGGCAAGCATCTCAGAAACCACGACCTGAAGTTCATAGGCTACTACCTCAATCCTAGCCAGTCCGCAAATACCGATAAATGGTTTCGCGTGATGCGCCAAATTCTTTTGCTAGGGGTTCTACGCCGGAACCCCATATTTTGCCGTAGCAAATTCCGCATCCCTTATTCGCATGATCGTTTGTCTGGTTGTATTAAAGATTTTTGCAAGAGAACTGATGCTTTGACCGTTTTTTAAATGCAATATCACTTCTTCTCTTTGTTTGTCGTCCAGTGATCGAGGTCTGCCGAGCTTTTTACCCTGTGCTTTTGCTCTGACTATTCCTGCCTGAGTGCGCTCAATTAGCAAATCCCGTTCAAATTCAGCAACAGCAGAAATCACCTGCATTGTCATTTTTCCGGCTGGGCTGGTGAGATCGACGCCACCTAATGCAAGACAGTGAACTTTAACACCTAAGGAGGCTAGGTTTTCAACGGTTTTGCGAATATCCATGGCATTTCGCCCGAGTCGGTCTAATTTGGTTACCACAAGAACGTCTTCTGCTTCTAATCTGTCTGTTAATCTGACAAATCCATTTCTTTCATTAGCAGCCACCGAACCGCTAACATTCTCTTCGACAATTCGATGCGGTTTAATGTTAAATCCGGCTGCTTCAATTTCTCGGCGTTGATTTTCGGTGGTCTGTTCTAAGGTGGATACTCGGCAGTAGGCAAAAACCCGTGACATATTTATTTCTCCTGTACGAAATAGATGTACTTATTATACAGGATGTACGAAATTAATTTAACCTATTTTTGTACAGGCGTTTTGTAGGATGTACGAAAACGAACGTTTTTGTACTTCCAGTAATACACTATAGCGTATCCAGAAAAGAGACTGAGCCTTTGATATACCCGTCCAAAGAATAACGCACTGCGTCCCAACAGTGATTGTGAGCATCAACAATGACAGGCAGAACATCACCCGTATTACGGTCAATTTTGTACGAATATAGCCGCGCTTCTTCAATTGTGTGTTTGCAACGCGGGTGAATAATGATTTTTTTGAAGCCTCGTAGGTGCGCGATGCCGTCTTCTACGCTACCATTCCATTTAGATGCCGGAGCAATATTAAAGCCCTGTCGTTTTAAGTAGCTGATAGTCTCTGGTCTGCTGTTGTCTGCTTTAATTGGCCAACGTCTTGTTTCCGGTATCGCTTGATAGAATTGAGGTAGTGCGTCCAATTCCACGCCAACCTTGTAGGCTTCGTATTCAACGTACAGACAGTCACCAAGGATGAAACTACGTATCAGGGTGCTAGGGTCATTCGAAAATCCAAAATCGGCTCCAAACAACAATCGGTCTGCTTTTTTCCAGAGATCATCATCAAACTCAACAACATCATATTTGCCGTTCAATACTTGCTTATTGGAATTTTCCAAATAAGCCCCTTCCCAAATCCACGCATAGGTATTGGCATCAAGCCGGATCCGGTCGTTTTTCCGGTCTTCCTCCAAAACATTAGGAAACCACGGATTGTCATTGTAGTTAAGATCAACCGAAATACAGTTACTTGGTTTTTTCTGTCTGAAGCGAACATCGGTTGCGCTCCCTTTTCGCTCAGGATTCCACGTCACCCAAATTTCAGAAGCATCTTCTCGTACCGTGGGGATTAATTTTTGCCATGCGTACTCCGGTACGTTTTCAGCCTCATCTATCCAGCAAAAAAGAATCGATGATTTTGATTTAAGGCTATCCAAGTTATGCCTTAATCCACAGAAAACAAAAGAAACCCGTTTGTCTTTCGTTCGTATATACCTTTCACCAATATCAAAAAAGGCATTAAGCCAACTGACGCTTTGTATTGCCTGTTTTACTTCCTGCATACTGGAGTCTTCAAGGGAGTTCATGAATTCACGGGCGCAAAGTATCACGCCTTTTTTACCCACCCTTGCGGCATTGAAAGCCTTAACCGCCAACATCAACGCAAAGGTACGTGTTTTGCCACTTCCTCGCCCACCGTAAGCACAGCGATAACGGGCACTTCCGTTAAACACTGTGGTTAACTTAGGCGGAATATCAATTGCCATTTCTTTCGTCATTGTTAAAACTTCCTGCGTTAACATGGATAATAGATGGGAAAATATCTTCCGATTCATTGAAATCTGATGATTGCTTAATTTCGAGCAATAGCGTGTTGGGAACGGGAATACCTTCAATCTCCAAAAATTGCGCTGCTTCCAGTGAAGTCATTTCACCCGCTTTTTTGCGCTCAAGTATCGATCTTAAATATTCTTTTCGTTGCTGCTTTTCTTCGTCAAAGAAGACTTCGTTAATCCCCATTTTTTTGTAAACGGCAATATCATTGTGACTGGGTAATACTTCTTCTATCGTTGTCGTTTCGCCGTCAGGGGTTTTCTTAATGATTTTGCGTGTGCGCATTTTGGTATTTTGCCTTGCCGTTTCCGCGATCTCTTTTTTCAAAATGTCCGCGGCATGATGAAAGGCATGATCAAACTCGTAATAATCCTTTCGCCAGTTTCGGATTGTTTTTTCGTTAACGTGCAGCCACTTTGCAATGAAGTTATTTGACACTTTGCCTTTCACCAAAGACAGGTTGATCACGTCATCAATATACGCTTTTTGATATTTCGCTTTCCCTGACATGACAACCTCTTATTAACATTTGTGCAACATTCGTGAAATTAGCCGTTTTGAGTTCGGACTTATTCTTCGGAACTATGCGTAAGAAATCCCTCTTAATAATTTGTAATTATTAGTTTTTTTGATTTTCAAAAATTCGGAAGTATGACTTCGGAATTATGCGTTTTTGGCTATTCTGTGATTTATACGACTGAATACTTCATGATTATTGAGTTTGATCGCTTTCCACCTGTTTTGGATTGTGATTAAAAAATAAACGCAAATGTTAAATTTCTATGTCCAAAACTGACCGACAAAAACGTCCATAAGTATCATGCGTGATTTTGATACTTCGATGACCCAACATTTTCGATACGACATTTATTCCGTAGCCTCTTTGGATTAATGAAATCGCAGCAAAATGCCGTAAGTTATGAAATGTACCAATCTCATATTCCAATAACCGTTTTTTGATAATCCCACTTCTTCCGTACGTTAATGACAAACGAGATTGACGTTCTGACATCAACAATGGAATAGGCTTTCCTCTCTTTTCTTTATCCAAAAATTGCATTAAATCTTTTGGCAGCGGTAAAATCCTTTGCAAATCCGCTTTCATCCCCAAATTTACAACGCCATATCGTGTTAAGTGCTTTGAGATGTGAATTCTCTGTTCACGAATATCGCTATAGTCCAATGCCAAGATTTCACTTATCCGTAAGCCCAATTTTGATGCCAAAATAAAAGTTATCTTTTCACGAACAGGCGATTGCTTGATCATCTCTTCTACATTGCAAAATGCCGGAATAAAAATCGGCTTTTCCACTTTCTTTTTCAGTTTTGGTATTGGACTCACGCCAATATTTCGCATTGCTTTTAACAACAAATAAGCCGAATGCAGATGTTTAAGCGTATTCTCAGGTAAGCCATTAAATTCACTCGGACGAATATTCAACGCCAATTTTGCTTGCAACGTTTCGTCAATCGAAAACAATGCATGTTTAATCGTATCAAGGGAACTTTGGCGCAAATGCCCCGTTTCACATTGTGAGACTTTTTTACCCACATAAAACTGAATCAACTTGCGAAGATGCCAATCTCGGCATCGCTCTTTTTCTTTTGCTGTCATCTCACCAAATCGCTCAGATTCACTCAAAAAAAGAAAACGGCAAGCTGCATCCAACGTTTTGAAACTTTTATGAAATCGCCCTGCTGCATTTTCATAATGCACACGAAAACCCTCGCTACCGTGGCGAGTTTTGGGTAATTTGATTGAACTCATATTGAGATTATCTGGTGTGGAATGCGTTAGCATCCTACTCGATATGAAGGATGCCGTTTTATTGCGTATTTCGCTAATCCACCCATTCTCCTATCTCATATCCAGAAAAACTCAAAGTAGTAGATCCTGCATGAATATATAATTTCTCTTTTACACCATCAGCATAAATATTAGGTTCTATTTGCCATTCAACATTAACGTCTTCATTTTTAAGATTCTCCATAAAACCAAAATAGCGACTATTATTTTGACTAAAAACCACATTACCAGAAGCATTTTTTAGTACAATCCGATACTTATTACCGACTATAAGAGGAAGCGCTTTTATGATAACAGCCGTATGTTCACTTAGGGTCAAAATACCATTCTCCAGTTTAGGAGAAATCTTGCCCATATGGGACATATAAGGTTGAAGATGGTATTCTTCGAGGCTTTTATTGGTCGAAAAATCGTATACTTCTGTTATTCTATAAGGGTACAAAGACATATTTATTACTCCTGACATATTGTTGATTATCGAATCAATGAAATTGACACTGAGTTTTGATGTACTGCTGTAGATATTCTGTCTGCTTCTCATTCTCCACTATCATTTCTCGGAAACGGAAATAATCCTGTCGAGCTGATGCGTTAAGTTGTGGGGTGGCTTCATCATATCGGCTCTGGGCGGTAACGGTTTTGGATGTATGACACACGGCATTGACGCGCAACCGCTTGTTGCCAGCACGCACAGCATCATGCAGCTTAGCAATTTCAGCTTTGGCATTATTCACTTCCTCGGTGTGTTGAATATCGAGTTGGTGCAAGGAATCTATCTTCTGTTGTTGCAATTTCAACGCTTCAATTTGCTCGTGATATTGCTGTTTTAGCGTGTGGTAGTTTTGCTTGACTGTTTGGTAACGTGCGTTGATGAAAATCAGTGAAATAATTAACCCCGCAATAATCACTACGACAAATGCGTAAGGTCGCCATAATATATTACGCTCTCTATTTCTCGACGGGTCATTAACCCTTTCCATTTTCTACCATCAACATAAACCCATCGCTTCATTTCATCACAAGCGCCTTGTGGGTCTCCTGCATTGAGCTTTTTGAGTAACGTGGATTTGGCAAAATTGCCCACACCCACGTTGTAAGCAAATGAGTAAAGGGCTGCCTGAGTCAGTGTATTGATATTGACCTTAACCAGCGGGTCAACATAGCGTTTAACCGCCCTTAAATCGTCATCAAGCCACTTATCGCAGTCTTTTTGCGTGTACGTCCGATTACGCTCAATATCGTTACCTGTATGTCCATAGCAAACAGAAAGAATACCACCACCATCGAAATAGGGCTTAAACCTCAATCCCTCAAAATGCGTTATCATGCTTGATGCCAGCAATAACGCACTACCGCCCGTTGCCATCAATATTTTTTTCGGTATCTTCATAGTGATGTTCCTTGAGTTCAAATTCCTTTTTGCGGTAATACCAATTAACAAAAAATGTCCCTATCGTGCAGACAATACCCACTACAGCTACCCACTCTTCGAGCGTGAGAATGCCAATAGCGGTTGTCGCCCCAGCCCATAGATACGACAAGGGGCTGGAATACTTTTCCATCATGTGATTTCTTCCGGTGAGGTTTTTGAGGTAGTGAGGCGTGAATTTTTGTTTGAAAACGCCTGTCTTTTCACCACGTCAGGCTCGGTGGTATCCTTATCACTCTTCAACTTATAAGGAATTTTTTATGTCTAAACTGTATTTTATCCATACGACGCTCGTGCTTTGGCTGTTGAATATTTAAAACGCAACGATAAAGAACTTACGCCGGAAGAATACATTAGTGAGATTTTGAAGTTGGAGGAAACTTATAAAATCCGTCTTGAAACAATGAGTGATAATTCTTGTAACTTCCTCGATACGGTTAAGAAGGAAAAATAGAGGTCATGCCTTCGACGATCGCCTCGGCGGTCGTTTTTGCTGCTTCGATGACCTCCGCTTTTTCACACCGTTCTTTGACCAAATGCGTCACCACCTCAAAAATAGCTGGTTCCACTTTTTCCAAGCAGTACTTGGCAATTTCCTTGTCTATTTGCCTGTCGCCAATAGTGACCAGTTTCTCAGTTGAATTATCCTTGTTTTCCATAATTTGACCTCTTGATTTAATTAAGCGTTTAACTGTCATCACCCATCAAAGATAGCTTCGCTTTCACAAGCGGACTGGGATCCCAAGGAAAACTCAGTTTATCTGATGTGAAGAAATGATTTGCACGCTCTAATATCCGATCTACCTCTGATAGCCGCTTAGTCAAGGCGGCTTTTTCTCGTTTTAAATTATTGTAATGCGCTAAGGCAGTTTTTTGCGTAGCCAGCCAATCCTCAAGCTCTTCACTGCTTAAGTTCGGATTGAAAAAGTATGGCGCTTTATTCATTTTTGACCTCGTATTTGTTATTGAATTTTCCGGCGGTAGCTTGACCAGTTGAAATTAACTACGGTAGGTTTGCCCATCCTTAAGCGATCGACGATTCGCTCCCCCAATACCTCGGTTAATTGTTGTTGCGGTAAATTGGTCAAAATTCCGGTTGGTTTTTTGCTTGATGTTCTACGATCGATAATTTGGAAAATGACTAGTCCTTCATTGAGATTGTTTCTCTGAACGCCAACATCATCAAATACGAGCAAATCAACACCGCACAAATCATCGATTAATTGTGATTCGGTATATTTAGGGGCGCTCTCGTAAGTTTTTCTCAATCTCATCATCAGCTCAGGAAAAGTGACAATTAAAATACTCAGTCCGTCTTGAATTAAGTGATTACCTATTGCTGCTGCCAGATGATTTTTGCCTGTGCCAGAATGACCGCTAAAAACAAATCCACCAAAATATTTTCCAAAATTGTCAGCATAGTTTTTTGCTTTGAATTTCGCTTGTCTTTGTTCCGTCGTCAAAGCCTCAAAGTTGTCAAAAGTACAATGCTGATAAAGTTCAGAAATACCGGAGTTACCCATGATATTATTCAGCCTTCTGACTCGATTTTCTTCGGAGATTCGGTTTGAGTCCAATTTAGCTTGTTCACGATGCCACGCTAACAACTCGTCAACGGTATTAAATTTCGGTTTAATGTGCTTTGGCATCAGTTTGAGAAATCGGGTTAATACTCCATTTGCTGTATTCAAAATTCCTCCTGCGTAAGCAGATTAGCAAAACTTCGTGTATCGCTTCATAATCGACGATAAATTTTTAGCTGTAAG